CACCTGAACGGCATCACTGAAACGGCATCACTGAAACGGCATCACTGAAACGGCATCACTGAAACGGCATCACTGAAACGGCATCACTGAAACGGCATCACTGAAACGGCATCACTGAAACGGCATCCCTAACAATTAGATACTGAACGCAATCCCTAACAATTAGATACTGAACGTAATCCCTAACAATTAGATACTGAACGCAATCCCCGGAACGCCACTCGAATCGCGCTATCCCCTCAAATCTGCAAACAACTTAACTTATCCTTACAAATCCAATCACCCCATTTTTGAACTAGACTCATTGAAACTAAACGAGTTACGAACAAAATCAAATTTATGCAACGAAACTTGTTGCGCTACCTGGTAAACGTGCGCATCTTGTCCATGTCGCCGCAACGATAGCGACCGAGAGACAAAACTTCGATTACGGTGATAAGCACCCGATTGGCTTTTTAGTCCACTCGACAAGTCTTTGACTTGGCTTAGATCTTTGAAACAAAATTGCCCGCTGTGGATTTAATGTCGATTTTTGGACATTTCGCGGCGGGACGGGAAAAGAATAGTGTCATTTTGACACTTAAAACAGATTTAGTTGGAATCGGTTTTTAAGTGTCGATTGCCCCCCGTGCATATAAGGCTTTGCCTTCGCTACGCCTTGCGTAGCATAAGGATTTGCCTTCGCCAGCTTTTAGCTGGCATAAATAATATTATGTGCGCGGAGGGCAGTCATGGTGATTGCATTAACAAATCAAAATATATGAGCACTGAAAACAAAAACGAATCTGTGGTATTAACAATAAATCTGGGTGAGCGCAAACTCACCGTAGCGGGGCTGGAAAAGGCCTATAGAGACATGCTGTCACAATACGGGCAGTTGGTGAAAGAATACGAGATCACCGGGCGGGTTGCCCGGTCGGTGGATGACAAGAAAATCTCCATGGAAAATAGGGAGGAGATGTTTGCGCGTATCTCTACCGCCGTGAGGGCGGGAATGGATAGGGATAAAAAAAAGAGAGATTTGGAAAAAGTTGCGAACTGGCGCGCTGTATGGAGTGCTATTGACGTCTTGGAAATGTTTCAGTGACTCCGTAGGAGTCGCCAGATCAAGGGCTTGCTCTTGATCTGGTAAGCCCCCACGTGGGGCTCTGGTAAAACACTATTCACTCACGCTGGATTAGCCAGCGTGAGTTTTCCCGTCCCGTCTCGCCGTGTCTAAAAATCGACATTAAATCTGTGATCTCGTTTTTCGGGGTCCGGTGGGAGCAATGCAATAAGAGGGGACTAGGTAGAGTTAGGTTTTTTTTGAGCAATCGCCGAAAGGATGAAATGAGTCAGGCGGAAACATGAGTGGAGACAAACCCTCATGGCTGGTCGTATCGGACAATCGCAGGCATTAGCGAGAGCTAACGCCGCGCAACCAGCATGGTTGCGATGGCAACGATTGACGGCACGGTATTAGTCGCGATGCGCGCGAAATTGACAAGGTCATTATTAACACCATGCAATAGCATGGCTAAAACAGCACACTGACAACGGTCATCAGGCTAGGTGATAGGATCAAAAAAACAAATCAAAACCTCATGAAGGCGGATGGTAAACATGGGGCGGATAAATAATATTATCCATCGCATTAGTAGCTATTGCGCGTCACCTATTGGCCGCCGTAAAATTAACCCGTCAATCTAATTAGTGGGTTAATGAGTAACGGACAAAGCGGCCATTAGCTCGAAATTGCGTTGTGATTTTGTAATTAGGTTTTTGTTTAGATCTTTGAAACACAAATTAAAATCTCAGGTAGAGATGAAAACGTGATGGACCTAAAGAGCGCAACAATTTTGGCAATCGTGCTAATTAGCGAGTCGGTTACCCTGTAAACACGTCTAGTCAAAACAATCTGAGTTTGAATCAAATCACTCTGGTAATCATGCCGGGGTTGTCATGGCGATAGCTGATTGTGCGCCCTGCGCAGCAGGGCGGGGCAAGCAAAGCTTGCTGCAAGCGGTATTTCGAGTTTGGCCTTTTTGGTCAATGGGACTCTTTACTGATTGCATCGTTGTGCGCGTCACGCGTTGCTTATATACTCTCTAGGTATAGTATATGAGTTAGGTTTGATTTATACCTATCTTCTCGAGCAGGCAAGCAGGCTGACGCCCGCGCTCGCTTCGCTCGTAAGAGATACCGCGTAACCTGTTCAACGGGGTGGGTTACGCGGTGTTAATTTTGGGTTAGGCGGGGATTGTGCAAACAGTCCCCGCCATGCTCTAAGCGTTTCAACTCAGCGGTCAACAATATGACCGTTGGATTGTGCCGCTGTCGGTTGCAATGACGCAACCGACTGAACAAATTAGGCACTTCTTGAGATTATGATAAAATTTATAAATTTAACCCCTCTCGCGCTGACTTGCGTTGGCGGGAGGTATATTCAAACCTTCCCCCCGAGCGGTGGGGTAGCTAGGGTGATTAACTCACCCGGAGTTTCCAGCTTCGTTGACGGCATGCCCGTTGAAGAGGCTGGAACCTCACTGTCTATTGACGGACTTCCATGCCCGCAGGAAGGTGTAATCCTTCTTGTGTCGGCGCAAGTCCGACAGGCCTTACCGCTTCGCACGGACCTTTACAGTCCGGGGGAGTTATTTAGAGATGATCAAGGGCAACTTATTGGCTGTCGTGGATGGATAAGAAATCCATTCAGTCGCGATGCGACCGGTTTCAGCGAAGCTGAATCCACAATTTGATTGACATTCCCCCGCCAACCTGCTTAACGGCGAGTTGGTGGGGGTAGCGTTTCAATTCAGCCGTCAATATTATGACGGCTGAATTGTGCCGCTGTCAGTTGCAATAACGCGACCAGCTTAACAAATTGGCACTTCTTGGAATTATGGTGAAGAAGATGAATGAGAAGCGGGTGGAAGCCGCTGAAAAGATAGCGGCCTTCATGGCTGAGGTTCTTGGCGCTTCTTGGGAAGTCCAAGAGGGAGACCTTGGAGACGGAATCCAAGGCGAGCCCCCGCCGCCCGCCTTGGATTTAATGGAGACAACCCCGGAATGAGTCGCGATGAGCAATCGAAGATTGCCCGGCAAGCAGAGCTTGTTGAGTAAACCGCTAAGATAATATTATTTTATCTTAGTGGTTTTTCGTATAGTCTTCTTCAATGAAAATTAAGTTTGCTGAAGAAGACGCGCTATCCCTATCCATTAATCCATACTGGGTAGGAGTGGCAGATATTCACAAGTTTGAAGCCTTCAGAATCATTAAAGTGCGGAGGCGGTTTTTGTTGGACATGTCCAGCATGACTCCAAGCTATGTTTACTTTTCCGGTAAAGAAAAGGGGCTTAGGGTTCCTTTTGTAGGTAGGTTCCGCAAGGTGAAAGCAGTCGATCAAGCCTTTGTCGATAAGTGGTTTAAAGGCGTTTCAATTCAGTTGCCAGGCAACCGGGTTCAGCTAAGCTCAACCCGGCCGTCAACAATCTGACAGTTGAATTGTGCCGCTTGCTTGGCAATTACGCCAAGCCTGAACAGTAAGGCACTGTCTTAGATTATGGTAAAATACAAAAAGGACCAAATCGCTTACAGGATTGAATACGTAACCTATTGCATTGCTTGCGTAATGAGAAACTACCGTCGCTTGATAAAGACGGAATCTCTCTCGTTGGTGGTGAACTTCATGACCAAGCGGACTTCAGATGAAATGTCGGAAATGCTTTGGGAGCTAAGGGAACTTAAAGCTAGTCTAAAAAATGAAAGGTAAATACAAAAAGGAACCGGAGGTGGTGAGGAATCCAAAGCTTCCCACCTATCCGCCAAGCGACGAACAAGATGCTTTCTTTTCGTCGCTTTCCCGTGGTGGAAGTCGATTGCTTTCCGCTTCTCCGGGTAGTGGAAAATCCACCACCCTAACTTGGGCAATGCAGTTAATTGGCCAAGAGAAAGCGGCCATGGTAACGTTCGGAAAAGACATTGCGAGGGATATCGAGCCGCGTTGCCCTTCGTGGCTTGACGTTGGTACATGTTGTTCATTTGGGTATAAAGCCCTTGCGAAAAAGCACGGTAGGCTGTTCCTAAGGTTCAATCTAGTTCAGGATTCCATCATTGAGCTTTTCCCTTATCTAAACCCTTTCGAGGCGGAAGATGGAGATCGCTCCGAGATGTTCCAATCCATGAGGGATTCAATCACCCTTATCGACAGATTGAGACTTGGCATGTTTCCCCTATCCGAATCAATCTCGTTGGTGGAAAGCTTGTCACTATCCCCATTCAATGAAGTTCTTGGGAACTTAGATAAGATTATTTCTCTTATCCGAAAGGACCCTTCCAAGCCAGACTTTACTGGCATGATTGAGCTTCCTATTTTGCTTGGCTATGAACTCCCAAGATACGACACAGTTTATACGGATGAGTGTCAGGATTTTTCACCTTTGATGATTAAGTTTATCGAAGGCCTAAGCCCCAAGCGAGTAATCGCAGCGGGAGATGAAGATCAAGCGATATACGGGTGGGCAGGGGCTTCCCCCACCGCAATGCAAGACATATCTTCACTTTTCGGAGCGGAGGTCATGCAGCTTAATGTATGCTACCGTTGCGGCACTGACATAGTTGCCAAGGCAAAGGAGGTGGTCGATAAGATCATTCCCTTTTCCGGTAACGGCAAGGGCGTTGTCGAGACGGTCAATAGCATTGATCTATCTATGCCAGATGGCTCAATGATCCTTTCCCGTCGGAATGCTAGGCTTGTCGCACCGTGCCTCAAGCTTATACGAAATGGCCGCAAGGCTATCATCAAAGGGCGAGATATTGGGGAGCAGATGATCCAATCTATCGGCAAACCCAAGAGCCTAGATGATCTCGTTGCCAAGTTCTCCAACCCGAAGAAAGGGCGAGAAGATGAGGCTGAATGCATCATTGAGTTTGCAAATAACTCCCCTTCCGTCACTGAGGTGATTGACAAGATCAAGGCGATCTTCTCAGATAGCACGAAAGGTATCATCTGCTCTTCCATTCACCGTGCTAAGGGTAAGGAGGCTTCCCATATTACCATAGTTGACTACTCCAACGTCAGGATGAAGAGAGATGGTATGTCTGAACTTGATAAGCATCAAGAGCGATGCCTTGAGTTTGTTGCTCTTACTCGACCTAAGGATAAGCTATCCCTAATCCCGTGATAATTAAAGTAAACGAACCGGGTACCTTCCCTATATCTGACTCACTCATGGCTTCTGCTGTGGATGAATCTTTATGGGTGCATGGGTATGGGCTTATAGATGGTCACTCCGTAAGGGTGGATCGTAAGGTTGTGAATAATATTATTTCTTACAGGGTAGTTGGATCTTTAATGGTCTACTCTTGTTGTGAGTTATGGTATCCTATAGAGTATATGGACTGGCGTTAGCCAGCCCGGTTGCGTAGTTAAGGGCAAGCCCTTGACCCGGTTGCTTAGCAACCTAGCAACTGTATTGGCGGTAGTTGGTAGGTGGGTGGGCAGGGGCTTGCGCCCCTGCTCGCTTCGCTCGGAAGAGCATTCGGTTGAGGCTCTAGGTTTCCTAGGGCTTCGATTGTGTGCTACAACAAGCACGCTATACAAACATGAAAATCGAAAAGAGTGACTTGAAATTGGGTGAGTTGAGAGCAATGTTCCCAACTGTATGTCTTGACACGATAGCTGAAGCTATCCTCAGAGAGCTTGCTGATAAGTATGTGGATAGTAAGTATAAGTTCGATTGCGGATCATACAAAGTTCATCGAACTAACGCATGGTATATCGAAAAGGATAATTTGGAGAACCTTGTATCAGTCGAGGTTAATATCTCAGTCGAAGATAAGAAAGCCGTATACAAGAAAGCTAAAGAGCTTGGCGTCAAGCTTGGAGGTAGCTGGGAAAAGTATGGCTACGTTATGGGTGACGGATCACCGCGAACAAGTTACTCTCAGAAGGTTGAGCTTGAGGAGAACGTAATCATTAAGCTCTCCTACACAAAGAAAGAGCTTCCATCTTCAAAGTGCCGGGTAGTTGACCAAGTGAACAAGACCTTGGTGTGTGATATATAAATAGTTCTTGCTCTTCTGCCACATATATGGTAGAAGAGTGGTCGCCGCCTTCAGTTCGCCTTGGCGAGCCGGGGTTTGCGCTCGCCAACTTCACGGGTGGCGCGGATTGAAACAAACGATTGTTTTTATTGGCGGTCCTTGGCCAAGAAAATAAAATTAACTAAAAATAGTTCTTGCGCTTTGCTGAATCCGTGTTAAGGTCTTCACATGTTCCGCGATACCACTGGCAATGCTGAGATGCTATCAATGGAACCGACTATCGGTTGTCATAAACCGTCGAAACAGCACCTAACTGTCCGATATTGCTTTGGTCAAAGGTGTTCCTCCGGGGGGGCTAAGCCCTGGACAATCTATAAGGCGCAGATGAAAATGAAGCCTCAGACAGTGGGAGAGCTTGGAGCTAAAAGGCCAACATGCGTCCCGCCCCTAAGTGGAGCTAAACCACCGACAGAAAAAATAGAAGTAAATTCTTAAAAGTTTGAACCGGAATCGCCGTGGATCAAGAACCAGCGGTGGTAGAGGGTGCAGAGAAGCACTCGAAGTGACACGCTAGTAATAGCGGGCTTGGTGGAAATGAACAGTAGGGTGCGTGGGTCACTCCGGCTACTAACATTTCCAATTCCCCGAAAGGGGTGCTTGGTACTGCATCGTAAACCTCTCTTTATACGGACGGACCAATCAAGACCACTCCCAAAAGGAGTGGACTTGTGCCTGGATGCTTCGATAACATCATTACCGGATCTACTGCCAGCCCAACCCAACCCAACCCCACCCACCCCAGCCAACTCAGCGAGGCTGAACTGAGTTAGCGAAGCTAACCCGGTTGCGCAGCAACTGAGGGGAGCGGAGCGACCGAGCGAGCGGAGCGAGTGAGGGAGCGGTCCTTGACCAATTTAAATAATAGGTATAAGTTACTTTGTAACTGGGTCAAGGGCTTGCCCTTAACTAGGTTACTTCACAACCGGGTTTCAACTTAATCAAGTTGTTCACCAATCATGGTCCCCGAACCCAGAAACCGAAAATAATATTATGCTCAAGGATAGATCTCAAGTAATGGAAACTATGGACATGTTCATTCAGTTTACTTCGTCAACCGGGGCACCTTCGGTGCTTCAGTTCTCCGAGGCGAACCCGATTGAATTGGAGTTGCTAATCCTGACTGAGGACATGATAGAGAAAGCCAAAGCTTCCTGCAAAGCAAGCGGGGCCTTCACCAACTATCAATTAAGCGCGGTTGGATTGAGTTACAAGGCTCTTCCAAAAGGATGGATGAGGGGTCTTGTTGGAACACAAATAACAAGAGGGAACTACGAGAAGTTCTGCACCCCAAAAAAGAAATTCAAGCACAAGCTAAACTAACCATGCCCAAGATCAAATTCAACCAAGACGGCCAACCAATCGAAAATAATATTAACCATCGGGAGCAGGCCTCATTGATTAAGCTAACTCATAAGCACGTCAACGAGATGATGAAGAATTCACGTGATGGCGGATTCTCTAGCGGGCAACTGTCAGTATTAGGGTTGACCTTCAAGGATCTAAAGAAAAAAGGATGGAGACAAATGCTTGTTGGTAAGATGGTTTCTCAGCAGGATCTTAACTTCCTGACTAAAAAGAACACGCCAAAGGTAATCCATCATAAAGAGAAAGACAACTCCCCTCTGATTGAAATGACCGCTGAACGCATTGCCTTTGCGCTCAAGTGCTGCAAAGGCAGAGCATTCACTGATCGTCAACTATCTGCCACTGCCGGAATCATTACTGATAGGCAAGGCAACAGGGGAATCCTAGGTGCATACATAACTGAAAAGAATTATGAAATCCTATGCACACCAAAGACTTTTGCTCAATTCCGGATGGAATCCATCCGGGCGGGGGCGAACATAAAGAAAGAACCAACACCGTTCTGAGTTCAGCTTCGCTGAACCCGGTTCGCCTTGGCGAACTGAGCTCAGCGAAGCTGAGCCCGGTTACGAAGTAACTGAACAACAATAACAACAACATGAAATACAAATGGCCTAAGAGAATAGAAGAGATCAACAGTAAGCGCCAAGGAGACGTGTTCTCTTGGCCGCCGGAAACAACAACGCAAACACTGAGTCAAGGGCAAGCCCTTGATCCGGTTGCGCAGCAACTGAAGGGGCGAAGGCTCCTTTCAGAGAAGAACGTTGAGACGTTATGCAAAGCAAGGGGAATGGTTGATGACCTCATTGACGTGTCAGCGGTAGCGCTGATGGTAATTGTGTTCTGCGTGATTACATCATGCATAGCGGCCTTCTGCTTAACAGCAGTCAACTGGTTTGTAACCCAAATCCTACAATAAAATTATGCAAGACGACAGCGAGGTTGAAGAGGAACCGAGATACAGCATCAAAAGATTCTACCATCCCGACCTAGATAGAAGGAACAGGATAATTAAGCGCGGCCTCACGCTCGAGGAAGCTCAAGAGCATTGCTCCGATCCAAAGACCGCAAAGGAAGGGGTATACTTCGATGGCTATGAAAAACAATCAACTAACATTTGAAGAGGCTAAGAGACAGTATATCCACCGCTTCACCATGGAACACGTTCCTCAGTGGGCAAGGGAGCCAGCGCCCAACGGCCTATACTACAAGCCCCAACACGCATCGGATCAAGAGTGGTATGACTCTATCTGGTATGACGAATTCTCATACTCACAAATCAACACATCTCCAACTTGGCCTTTAGGAAAAGGCTTCTCAGAAACACCCTATGAAAACTGCAATACCATTGTTCCCCGGATTCTATGAGACTCAACTCAGTGAATTTGCCGATGATAACGAGCTTACCAAGGCTGAAGCGTCACGAAAGTGGCTGAACGAATTATCAGGCTTGATTGAAGTGGACCTCAAGTTCATTGAGGTTATCTCCCCAAGGGAATATAACTTCATGACTGACACTTTGATTGCTGAGATTGATCCTGCTGATTTGCATAAGATGATGAGGGAGGTTTCAGTGCCGGTCCTTGAGGGCGTTCTTGATAAGAACTTCACACCTCGAAGTGGATTCGTTCCATTCTTCTCCAATGACATTGAAGATTGGATTGGTATGGATATCAATGAATTGGATGATAACGAGGCGATGATATTCATTGAGGCATACATCGAAGAGCTTGACCTCACCGATGATGTTCGAGAAATTGAATACGAATTAACCTCTTGACAAATAAGATTATCTATGCTCCTCGAATGTGAGGCGGCCATCCCTACCATAGAGAAGGCTTGGCGATACAAGCCAAGCCTGAGCAATCCTCGTGCGATTAAACGATGGTTGCCAATAATTAACTTTGTTAATTTCAGTCGCCTTGCGACTAATAGCTATCGAAACACGCCTCGCCTTCCAAGAAGCGGAAATACCAAGACTTGCTTGGCGAGGCATTGCGTTTAAAAATCTAACTGAAATACTTCAAACATCTATCAGAAATCTATCATGAAAATTTTATTAAAATTCACAAGAAGCAAGCAAGGCGTAGCTGAAAGCGGCTACACCATCGAAGATGGCGGGGCAAGTAAAGCTTGCTACACCAAGCAAGCTTTCTCTTGCTACATGCACACAGAGGTTGAGTCCGTTGACTCATACGTCACAGACGAGCACCGCCCCATCCTCGAGGCTATCGCCTACCCGATATACGTTCACAAATCAACGGTGTATCACAGAATGTGGGTGTGCTCAGACTCCAAAGGGGGGCTGAGTATTCCGGGGTCTTTGGCGACAAGTAAAGAACAGTCAGTATATCAGGCGATCAAGCGAATCCTTGGTGTAGGGATTGAAAAGTATAACTCATTGACAGCCAATCTGTTACCAATTCCTGAAGGGGAATACGAAACATTTGAATTCAAGACTGAAAAAGAAGAGTCGGTAAACGAAATAGTAAAGCGCTACGACATCCCCAATCTGAGGGATGAGATAAATAATATTATCGACGATGAGGGGCATCTAATCGAGAACCCGGAAAAGTTGAAAGGTGTTTCACTTGCGGTATGGTGTGCCTTGAATTTGGGTGATAGGGCGAAGGCAGCATCACTGCTTATGCAAATGAGTCCAAAGGAAAGAGACATCGCCTTAGCGATTGCTGAAATAGAACCAATAGAAGGGATACACAGACAATGATAAAATCAAAATCAAAAAGAGTTAAGGTTGGATATGTCCACACTGAACATGATGGAAAACAAAGAATCCAAGAACTCAGATTCGATAGGCCTACGTGCTACGAAGGAGAGCTACTTGGCTTCGGAGTCCAAGGCGAAGATTCAGAAATGTTCTGCTTCGCATTAGTAAGGAAGGATGATGGGACTTACGATACTCCGTCAGTATGTTGTGTTGAGGACTTGTCCTTGACCTGCCAAGAGCAGCTTGGTGCATTAAAGACTCTATACGGTATAGTCCTTAACCCGCCCTACGCTTAATGGTTCAAGGGCTTGCCCTTGACGGATAACGATAAACAGTTAAACATAATCACATGAAGAAACATTAACATGAGAAACGAGGCGTGCATAGTAACGCCTACAATCTATCCGCTGACACACCGGTTAAAGTGTGTCACCACATTTGCCACCGTAAGTGGCTCAACAATAACAAACAAAATGACAGCAACAGTATTAAAAAGAAACGGTGATAAGATTCAAGTTGAACTACCATACTCATCATGGGAGGGTCATGAGCCATACGCAGCAGGCGTATTCATAAAATCAATATACATAGGAAAGATTGCAAAGAGGTGTATCATAAGGCTGTATTCCACATGGGGTAATGGTAAGGGTGAATGCAAAGGTGAATACTACTCTCTCATAGAAAGCCAGCATGAGCTTGAGGGACTTGCTAAGAACTTCCCTAAGGTTGGCTGGCAGATGGAAAAGCTTGGCATGATTAGAACCCGTGAACAGACGGCTAGAGACAATGCCCTTCAAGACTTAAAGCTTGAGGCTGCAACGGGAGGATCGAACCTCAGCGTCATAGTGTGCGAGTTCCTTACAGCCATAGGTCACGCCGATGTTGCCAACCTATACGCAGATTGCCTGCTGAATCATAAATAATATTATTTAATTCCAAACCGCCAAACGACTATGGAAACTTCGACACACGCCGCCCCGCCCGCTGTGGTGATCGTCTTTTTCGACATCTTACTATTATGATAACCACAGGAGATAAAGTAACACCGATCAAAGCCACTTGGATGAGGCTTATGGGGGGCGAGCCCACCGATCATGCAGTCAACCACCCGGATGGATCGCCCCAGCTTGGACACGTTTACTTGGTTACAGGCACCGCGCACCCAAGCGGCGGCGAGCCGGGGATATTCTTGGCCGGGTGCCGGAGTATAGGGACACGAGGTCAAGAAATCTCGTTTGTAGCCAGAGCGTTTCGCAAAGTGGTGCCTCGCACCGAGCGAATCAAGAAGAGCTTAGGGATTCCCCTGTCGAACACTGAGCCCATCCGCGCAGGAAAAAATCTATGAAACCAAACAACATCGAGAACACACAGGCTGGCAGCGATTGCTCAGGAGTGTCTTGTTGTGCCTCTTCTAGGCCGCGACTCCGTTGCACCGAAAAATGGTCGAATGGCTTCTACATCACCTACAAAGGGCATCGAGCCGTCATCGAGAGAGACAGCGATAAATCTCCATGGGCGTTCCTCGTGATGGCTCCCGACGGAGGTATACTTGCAGATGGATACACTAAGCGTCCGATGTCGATGCAGGAAGCTATCATCCACGCGCTGACCAGTGCATGTCTCTTGCACAACGCCAATGTGAAGGCATCCGTCCCGATGACGCGCTCCGATACTCTCAAACATCAATAATCACCATGGAAACCGACGAACAAAAAATACACTACGCGCTCAATCTTTGGGCGAACTACATTGAAACCGGAAATATCGTGCTTTGTGCGCTAGATGCACAAAGGCAGGGAGAAAAGGTGAGAGTGTTGAGCGTCTCGCAAATGAAGATGGTCATCCGGCTGCGGGAGCTAGCGCAGATGGCGGCGACCGGTAAAATCTCCGTGCAGAACGTCTAGCTATGGCATCCTCAAACTCACCGGCTGTATCCGGTTGGGTCTAGCGCCTTGTTCGCTTTCTTAATTTTCTTTGGGCGCAACCTGCCCTTGAGTGGTTGCTGGCCGGTGGCCGTTAAAAAAATATGAATACGATTACGATACCATGCAAAACAGGGGAAATCTCTGACGGCTACCATACATTTGACGAACTTTACGACCACCGATGCACGCTATTCCTCGCACTCATGAAATCGCATCCTGAGATGTCATGGATTAGCACAACACACCACGATGGAAGTGAATGGGAGGGATGGTTTATAGCCGGAATGCGTCTTCCCACGAAAGATGTGACATACCACCTGCCATCCGAAATGTGGGTATCTGCATTGGCAACTGGAGCAGACGTGTTGGCATGTGGGTTAGAGTGGGATGGTCACACATCAGCGGATGTGGTGCAGCGCATTAAAGCCTGGGTATCCCAAGCGAACGTCTAGCTCTGGCATCCCAACCAAATACGACCATGACACACTCATACGATAATCCAGAGCCGGAAACCGCACCCCAAGAAGAGACTAGCGGGACTCTGTTGAAGCCCACCGCCCTGTTAGCGATTTTGAAGAAGTATCGCTGCCAGCACACATGCGAAAAGGGCGGAGCCGGCTCCCGCCTGGTGGACGTTTTAACGCCGCCAGATGAGGAAAACATCAGTCTCGGGGAGGATGAGCTTTATCTGCTTGCCGACTTCATCGCTGGAGAAATGTGAAGGTTTACGCTCATTCTATGGTGTAAACCTTCACGATAAAAAATAATATTATTCCTCACATCGAGAAACAACAAAATGGAAACAAATACAAATACCAAGGCGGCGGAAACCGTCCAAACTACGAGCAATCCGGCGGTTGCTCAGGAGCGCCTTGTTCGTCGTTCTTCGACGGCGTGCAAACATGGAGATTACGGATGCGGGCAATACTACGACTGCGGGAAATGCGCCCGTGAGAAGCGAGCCGCAGCCTACAAGCGACTCACGCCGAAACAGAAAGCGTATGATCGCATGATTGATCCGCTCGGAGCTTATCACACGGACTTCCCGCAAGGATGCTCCTGCCACATCTGCGCCCCGTGCTCCTTCTGCGTCTTGATGACCGAAGAAGAGCCCGACGCCTACGCGAAGTCTTTTTCTTCGACGAACGCCTAGCTCTGGCACCGCCGGAGACGGCACGAAAAATCATGAAACTACAATCAAATACCAAGGCGGCGGAAACCGTCCAAACTACGAGCAATCCGGCGGTTGCTCAGGAGCGTCTTGTTAGGCGTCTTCGGGATTATCACCGGCAGCTCGACACTCACCAGAAAAAAAGAGAAGCGGGGATGCTGATCCTTGAAGCTGCTGATGAGATCGACCGCTTGGAATCCGCCGACCCACAACTCTACAACACCAAAAAACTTTATGAAACCAGAAAACTTGAACGAAGAAAGTGAAGGCGGATTGTCCATCCGCGGTTTGTTGGGCGATCTTGATTCCGAGGTCGAGCAAGCACGCGAAAGGCAAAAAAGCATCATCCGAGAAATCGAAATCAACCAAGCGAGGCAGCAAGTCGTCGGGGAATACCGAGTCAAATTCATGGACTTGCGGGACAAGCTCCGAGCTAAAGTCTCTTAGGCTAACGCCTAGCTCATCCGTGGAAGGAAATAATCATCAAAACTTTATGTCACAAGAAAACGAAATCGAAGCAGAAAAACTCAGCCCAACAATAGACTTCCTTCCATCGGATGAGACGCCTTGTTGTGTCTCCCGATTCTTTCGGATGCAACTCGTCAAGTTCCCGATCGGGGGTGGGGCATACCAGCAATGCACGTTCATCGGTGTGGATTCTCACGGCGTGGCTACCGTCAAAACGCAGGGCGGCAGATACCGCACGGTGTGGGACTGCAATTTGTATTCTGTGCATAACGCCAATGTGGACCTGCCGGATACAGCCGCGCAGGACTCCGCTTCAAAATCAAACTCACCGGCTGTATCCGGTTAGGTCTCACGACTTGTTAGCCTCTTTGAAATTATGAACGACCTTGAATGCCCATACTGTGATGCCCCAAACGAAGTCTGCCACGACGATGGCCAAGGCTACGAAGAGGGGAAAGCCCATGAAATGACCTGCGGCGACTGCGGGAAAAACTTCGTCTTCCAAACGTCGATCAGCTTCTACTACTCACCCGAAAAAGCGGACTGCCTGAATGGCTCGCCGCACCGATTCGGGGAATGGCGGAAGCTGTGGCTCAACGCCAAGATGGAGGAAATTCAGGATCGCCGCTGCAAGGACTGCGACCACACCGAGCGCCGGACGGTTCCAAATTCTCGGGCTAACGCCAATGTGGACCTGCCGGATACAGCCGTGCATGACTCTGATTCAAAACCAAACAATCCGGCTGTATCCGGTTAGGTCTCACGACTTGCTCATCCTATTATGAATTACCAAAAGACAGCGAAAAAAATGGAAACCGAAACTATCGACCGTCTATTCCTGGAACTCTCACAAGTCACCCAGGCTACCACCGAAAAAGAAATCCGACTCAAGGAGCAAAATCAAATGCTATCAAAGCACGTCGTCAGCCTAACGAAAGAAAGGGAAGACCTCCTAGACCTGCTGACATCTGCCAGAGCTATCGCAATCCGTCACGGGGAAGATACTGCGTGGGAGCACTTCGGCGAACGCTTGAGGCTTGCTGGCGCTGGTTCTGTGACGCCAAAGACGTTCCGAGTTCTGCCGAACGACGCAGAAAACAGCTTGGATTCACAGAACGCCTAGCTGATCCACGGCGCTTGTCGCCGTGGGGTCTAGCGCCTTATTCTGACTCTTATGACACACTCCGAAAAACTAAAACGAATCGAAACACTCATGGCTTCGCCGGATGTGATCGAACTGGATGCAATCTTCGCCGAGGTGGAAGCCTTTGAAAAGTTGGCATACCCGATCCCACTGCCCACCATCCCAGAAGCGATGAAGTCCCGCCGCGAGCAAATGGGGGAGAATCAACGCGAAATCTCGATGCGGGCAGGCATGTCGCTGAACCGATGGAAACACCTCGAAAGCGGCAAGAACGAACCATCCATCGCTGACGCTAGAAAGCTCTACTCAGTCGGAATCTCCGCCTATGTAATTCTTGGTCAGAACGCCTAGCTATGGAATCCACACCACTTACCAAATACGACCATGAACCAAGACACACTACAGCAAATCGCCCAAGTAGATGAAAAACTGACGATCCTCCGCGAAAGCTGGATGGACTCCAAGACCGAGAAGAGATCGACGTGGATGGCCAAGATCGACGACGCGCTCGATGAGCGCTCAAAGATGATGAAAATCCGCGACGGGAAACCTGCCTCTGCATAACGTCTAGCGATGGCATCGCTGCCACTTACCACATACAACTATGCCACACTCATACGATAATCCGGAGCCGGAAGCCGAACCTCAACAGGAGACTGGTGGGGATTGCCAGACACGACCTGTGCGACTCTTCCGCAATGATAACGAATTCGAGGGCGGTCAATACACCGCGGAAGGAATCGAGCTGAATCTCCCATGTGGGAAACTCCGCATCGGCAGAATGATCATGCTGCCACCGACTAAGCTGCCGTCCATCGCCTACATCGGGCGGCGGAACACATGGACATGGACAATCCGCGTGTGGACAGTGGCCATTTCATTTAAGCCGAACTGACAACTGGATCGACGCCTACCACTGGACGCCGGATTCTGAGGCTAGCTAGTGGATGGCCTACACATGTGAAGGTTTACGCTCATTCTATGGTGTAAACCTTCACGATAAAAAATAATATTATTCCTCACATCGAGAAACAACAAAATGAATATAAAAACAGCAAAGAGAAACAGGCATAGCACATACAGGTTCATCGTAACCAGTGTTGTGTCCGAGGGATCTGGGAACTACAAAAACAATATGACTGTCGATACACCGGAAGCCGTTGTCGATTTCTGGAACAAGGAAATAAAAAGCCAGCCGTCGTTCGAGAACGACAAGGAGAACCTAGTCGTGGTTCTACTCAATGCTAGGCTCAGAGCTTTTGCTTGGAACATTGTTTCAATCGGAGCTTTGTCGGAAACGACTGCTCATCCGAGAGAGATCCTTAGGCCTTGCATAGCTGGTGCCGCTCACTCATTCGTGTTGATTCACAACCATCCGTCTGGATTCCCTGAGCCAAGCTGGGCTGACGAGCTTCTGACCAAGAGAATTAAGGAGGCATCTGAACTAATGCAGATAAAAATCGTAGATCATATCATCATTGGTAACGATTCACACTATTCATTCAGAGAGTCAGGATTGCTATGAAGGAAATAAACTTGTTTGGCTTTCAGGGAGAATTCAAGGAGCGTATAGCAACAGCCATGCGTAAGCATAAGCGCGTCCTTGGCGTAGCAGCCACGGGTTTTGGTAAGGGCGTGGTCATTGCTGACATAGCGAAGAGCGCGATTATCAAAGGGTCGGTGACATGTATTGCAGTTCACAGGATCGAGATCTTCAAACAAGTCTTCAACAACTTGGTCTCTTATGGTATAACTCCAAGCCTCATAGCGGCGGGATCAAAGATTTCACCCGGCTCCAAGTGCTATCTCGCTATGGTTGACACTCTCAACTCTAGGATAAAAAAGGGAATGATAGAGATGCTTAATATTAATTTCTTTATCATGGATGAGGCGCACTATGCATCTCACTTCAAAGTTATAAATGGAGTTGACTGCTTTGTTCTTGGCCTTACCGCCTCACCCAAGAGCACTGGAAATCCAGAGCTTAACAAATACTTTGGCGTCATGGTGGAAGGTAAGCCAGTCAAAGAGCTGATACAGATTGGAAGGCTTGTGAGGGCTAGAACTTTCAGTGTGGACTGGGACTTCTCAAAAGTTAAACTCAACTCCAAAGGAACTGAGTTTGATGAGAAGTCTCTCAAGGAAGAATTCCAAAAGCCAATGCTTTGGGATGGTGCCGTGAACTCATACCTCAAGCACGCCAATGGATTACAAGCGTTGTGCTTCTCAGCCAATATAGAGAGATCTCTTTCAGTGACGGAGCAATTCAATACGCATGGAATAAAGGCGGCTCATGTTAATGGCTCAACAAAGGAATCAGAAAGGGATGCGATCTTTGATAGGTATAGGCGCGGTGACGTACAGGTGATATGCAATGTCGGCATCGCGACAACGGGGACTGATTTGCCTAATACGAAGTGTGTGATACTAGACCTAGCAACAATGTCCATCGTCAAGTATGTCCAAATGGTTGGTCGTGGAGCTAGGTGCGCGCCTGACAAAGACCACTTCATCGTCATAGATATGGGGAGAAATTACTCTAGGTTTGGGGAGTTCGGGGACTATATAGATTGGAAGGCAATCTTTGATAAGCCGTCCCTTGCTGCTGTTAAAAGAGAGAAAAGAAACAAGAGGGAGTGCAGTAATTGCGGGGTTGTGATGGAGTTCCATACCTCGAAATGTCCATACTGCGATCATGAAACAGCAAGGGCGAAGCTTGACAGTATGGCTGAAAAGCAAATGACAGCTGAAGAGCTTATGAATTACAGGCATAAGATGCTGCCTGACAGGCTGAAAGTTCCAATCTCAAGCATGAGTTACAGTATGCTAAGGGAATACGCCGCTGCCGTTGGTCATAACTACCGATGGGCAAACATCGTCCATGCAAAAAGAAGGCATTGACCAAATCAAACCAAGGAATATCATAAGTTATGATAACAATCCAACCGACTGACATAGTTAATTCATTCGCTTCGCCAGTCCTATTCAATAGGACTGGTAATATCAGGGATAAGATTTCCCAATGCTCAAGAGAAGAGCTTCTCGATTACTCAATCTATCTTGTTTGCCACCTTGAGAAGTATCAAGCTTACTCGGAGAGGACAAACAGAGATCTTGAAGACATCTTAGGATGGAACGAGAAGTTGTGAACATGGATAGGCGAAAATAATATTAACCATAAAAGGGCGTGAACCTTCACCCCCAAATAAAATGAAAGCAGAAGACTCATACTTTATATGTGAGGTTGAAGTCTATCCAGTGATGGATGGAAGATTCATAATGTATCCTCACGTTATGAATAATCGCAAATACTACAAGGCTGGACCAATAGAAACTAGGTATGTAATACGCAGACCTCTAGGCATTGCTAATGAACATGTGTATAAGAGCCAGATACAAACAACGTGCTGCATGTTCGAGTCTAAACTAGCGCCAACGAATAGATACATTAGGACCATAGATGCTTCATACTTTAAGTATTACGATGACGCTGAAGAGGTGTTAAATAATATTATTCTTTTCATACTATGGATAAAGGAGATAGCGGTGACGAGGAAGTGGGAAAAACAGTTCGTGAAGATAGCGAAAGAGAACGAATTCCTAGTGAGGGACACGGACGATTCTCCAGAGGAAGCATTGATTCGAGCATCTCAAATTGGATTGAAAGTAAAGAGGCGAAGCGAACAGGATCAAAGCGTAAACATCCTAGATATAAAGGACTGGCTAAAGTCAGCGGAAAGCAAAGAAAAAGAAATTCAGAATACACTGAAGCCAAAAGAAGTTTTCTCTCAAGAGAAGAAAACAGAGAGTGCTCCATCTGCAAAACTAGAGACGGGCTTTCTATTCACCATGTAGGTAAAAGACTTGGCGAGATAGCCAATGAAGAATTATTCATGACCCTATGTATGACAAGTTCATACCTAGATAATAAGCACCCACACCTGAATCATTCCCATTCGGGTGGCTGTCATGGATTTGTTGAAGGGAATAAACAATGGGCAAGAACAAATGGATACCTCAAATAAAATAAAAAAACACTTCAATAAAAACCCTGAAGACGTGAATGCCGTGATGAAGGCTTATCACGCCTATCACGTAGACCACTTCAGATCACACCGCAAAGCACACAATTTCCTATCATCATCAAGGATAAGTGAATGTGAATGGTGCGGAAGGACAAGGGAAGATGTGAGATGGGACACCCTTCCGCCGGAATGCCAGATGCGACCTGCTTACGCAGACATTCCAATAGGTGATGCGCTCACTGAAGAGGAAGCCAAGGCTCACGCTGTATATGATAGAGCAAAGGGCGATGTCCCAAGGCTTGTAAAGAAAATGGGCATGAGCGGCAACACGCTAGCCAAGCTTCATCACACTCATGGCTATGATCCTGAAACTGTAAGCGGTATAGTGGATGTCCCTCAAGACGTCATGGAGGAATACCACTCCAGCATGGAGATCGAGCGCGATACATCACGCAAGGCAATAGTTCGTGAAGTCGTAACCTGTGTATTTGACGAGACTGCAAAACAAGCTGAAGATAAATAAAATTATTTCTGACATGATCCACGTAATACCAATCAATGACAAAATAACCCACACCGCAGACTGTGAATGCTGCAATGCTTACCTTGATCCCGATGGATTCTGGATACACCATTCCGCCGATAAGCGGGAGCAATACGAGAGGCGGGGTGAAAAAGGAGAGCCGTGGCAACTATTTGCCGAAGACGATGCCACGGGATTACTCGTCCCCATTGATGGCTAACGTCAAAGAGCACCCAACCACATGAGCGAAAACCAAGCAAAAATTCAGAACGAAGCAACCCGCTCATGTGGGTTGGGTGGCTCGTCTTGTTCGCTTTTGCGCGTCTTGGTGGCTTGTGAGTATTCAGGCACGGTGAGAGATGCTTTTGTCGCACTTGGGCATGATGCTATGAGCTGCGATATCCTGCCAACGGATAGCCCCGGCAATCACTACCAAGGAGACGTTCGGGACGTAATGAATGATGGATGGGATATGATGATCTGCCATCCACCATGCACCTACCTGAGTGTGTCGGGTATCCACTGGAACAATCGCGGGCGCGGATGGGGAGAAACCGAAAAAGCGCTAGACTTCGTGCGGCTGCTGATGGGCGCGAACATCCCGCGCATAGCGCTGGAAAACCCGGTATCGATCATCTCCAGCAAGATCCGCAAACCGGATCAAATCATCCAGCCTCACCAATACGGCCATGACGCCAGCAAGGCTACATGCCTATGGCTCAAGAATCTCCCAAAGCTCACAGCAACAGAATCAATCCAGCCCAGGATCGTGAATGGGAAGACCCGTTGGGCCAATCAGACGGACGGCGGGCAAAACAAACTCCCGCCCAGCAAAGACCGATGGAAACTCAGATCAACGACGTACAAAGGCATTGCGGAAGCCATGGCCAATCAGTGGAGCGCATACGCATTGTTGCAGCGTGCGAACTCCCAGAGTGTGAATGCTGCGGGGAACCTTGGTGCCCTATTTGCTTGGAACACTATAGCGACTGCGAATGCGTCGGACCATGCAACGACGAAGATGAAGGATGGCAACTCGAAGAACGAGGCGGAATCCTCTACGGAATACGAGCTTGCACACCGATGAACCAACTCGAAGCGAACAGCGGAGTTAGTATCTCTTAAATTAAAATAACAAAAAATGAACCTACTAGACAAGCTGAAGATAAATAAAATTATTTCCGGTATGATCCTGATCGAGGTCAATGAGAATCAAGGGGTCGAGGATATGATGCACTCAATGGGAGACCAAGACGCAATCATATACACTCCGACTGAAGTTGAATTCGGGAGATTGGATAAATACTTTTGCAATCTGCAAAACAAAGTTGCCATTGATTGCGGGTCAATCAAAACAGCAATGAGAATCATGGGCGAAATCAAACATACGCCAGACTTTCACATCATCAATCGAATAGATATGATGGACATTGACTTGCCAAAGAGAAAGAGGGGAACTAAGATAATCGCCTCCTTAGCAAGAATGATGTCAGAGAAAATTCTGAGAGGCTCATGCCTCATAGTTATAAGCGGTAGGTCTGAATACCGTATCAGAGAAATGGCAGACAAAATTATAGACGCAAAAATATGAGCATTAGTAAACCACAAGAGCAAAGAAAAAAGAACCCAGCGGTTAAATTCATCACATGGAAATCGGGAATGGACCAGGGCTATGCCGTATATTTCGACAAGGATTCTAAAGAAAATATCAAGGTTGACATGAGTGAGTTCGCCGTCCTTGACCAAGATCTATTCTGCCTGTCAGGGTATGACGAGGCGAACAAAAGAAACCTGAAATCAAATGAAGTCAGAGGCAATAATGACTTACTTACAGTTAGGTGGCATAAGGATGGCAAATCGTATACACATCTATCTGGAACATACAATGAGCTAAAGGAACAGGTTCTATCAAGCCGCGAACTCTCAAGGGCGAAGTGCATGTATATCCTGCTAGATGGGGAAGTCTGTCGCTTGTCCATATCTGGCTCTACATACGCCGCTTGGATCAATCACATCGAAAAGGCGAAGCACGCAGACAATGGATGGGTTGGCATCACTGGGACTGAGGCAGGCAAGAAGGGTGCCGTTCATTGGTTGGCTCCGGTGTTCTCCCCTGTGAGGAGGTTCCTCCAGACAGACCTTGATATGCTAGTCAAGGTTGACGCTGAAATAATTCAGCCATATCTTGATTCGTATTTAAAGAGCAAGGCGGATGGCGCAGAGGATCATTCGGATGATGAGCATGTCAGCACTGACAACTGGCAAAGCTTTAAGTCTGGCTCAACTCAGCTTGGTCTCCTTAGCGTTAAGGAGATCAACGAGCTGGCTTCATCCCTAATCAATGATGGGATGGTAGAGTCCGCTGAGTATGCAAACGTGTCAGCCGCAATGACGGAATACCAGAAGGCTGAATTAACATGGGCGGACAAGACTGATAAGGCTGGACGAAAGATCTCCGACTACTCAGGGGTTGAGCTGAATCACATCCTATCAAAGATTCCGATCGACAGCCCAACGAGGATTCTAGTCAATGTCGCATTGAACAATCTTGATGACGAGATCCCATTCTAAATAAAATTATTTGTTGACTCTCGCCCACTAACGGGCAAGCTGCTTGCAGGGTTCGGGCAGCATAAAGAAGTGAACCCTACCTAAAAATTAAATATATGAATAAAATTACTATCGAAAACGAAGCAGGCGAAACAGCAACCTTGACCATCAAGGAGTATTACACACACCTAGTTAAGGAGTGTAACATCGAAGACTTTGAAGCTGAAGAGAATCAGGTCGTCCCGGCTATTAAGGTGGCAAAGCATATTGTCTCAGCGATTATTGAAGGTCGTGATATTGACGCTGCAATCAAGTCCGCTTACGTTGACGCTTGCGTGACAGCTGAAGAAGACATCGCATCATCCAAGGATGATAGCGAGATTAAAGCCGCTGAAGCAAAGGAGGCTAAAAAAGCCAAAGAAAAAGAAAAGGATGATAAGGATGCTGCCGACGATGCAAAACGAAAGCTGGCAATCGCAACCAGAGATGAATTCGTCGCAAGCGTGGCATCTGGAGCGAGTGAGGCAACGTCATCCTTTGCCGAAGAACTCAAAGAGCTTGCTCTCGATCTACCAGATGGAGTGTCGTTATCACAAGACGGCTCAGGGTTTGGTCTGAAGTTTGCTGACGGCTCATCCAAGGAAGTTGTGGGAAAAGCTCTTGGTTATCTCATCCAAAAAGAAATGAACTCGTCGTTCATTGGCAATCAGATATCATTTTGGATCGGGGATACCATCTCAAATGCAGTCGAGCGCGGTATCTATGGCACGGCGAAGGAAGCCTCGGAGCACATCTCTTCCGTCTTGTCTGAAAGCCTTGGTCGAAACATTGAAGCTAGTTCCCTCCCGCAATATCAACGCATGGCAGAGCGCACCCCGATTGCATTGCGCAATCCAAAGGCAGACCCAACTGCTTACCTCGCCATCTCTTCAATGGCCATGCCGAAAAAGGCTAGCAATGAAACCGATGATGGGTTCAAGGCTCGGACTGAAGAGTTCATTAAGGACCGCACAGAGATCCAAGCCAAGCTTGGTAATGGTGAAGTCTCTAAGCGTAAGGATGTGCTTCCGCTTGTTGACTCGGCGCTAATCAAGCACGGCTTACGCCAAGCTCCATCCACCGAAGTGACGGTTAGTCTAACGGAAAACCTGAAAAGTTTCTTCCATGCCAGCTTTGGATTGGATGATCTTCTCAACGTCCACTCTGAGGGTATCGCGCAGTATGGGCACGGCGGCCAAGTTTACAGCTTAACCAAGGATCAACTTGAAACAATTCGTGATGAGGCATTCGACAATCTTGTTCTTACTTACTACTCTGACAAAGCCAGAGGAATCAAACCTGAAGATTACATCCGTGGGTTTACGAACAAGACAACCAAGGTGGAATCCAAAGACGATGACGGCAAGGTGACGAGCAAGGATGCAGTAACGAAAGCTAAAGTTTACCCAAAAGCATTCTTCACTCCTGAAGTCGCGTAAGCAATAGGCTAGGCAGCTTGTGGTTGAGGGTGGGTGAGAAATTGCCCGCCCTCTTACTTTTCATACCAATGAACACATGTATAAAATGCGGCGTATCATACGAATATAATTCATCATGCCCTAAAGGGTGCGATTCATTTCACTGCACATCTTGCAGAAAGAAGAACAGCGATCGAAACAAAAAAATAAAATTATTTAATATAGCGGGAAATGGAGTTGCAGCATGTAGAAAATGTGGGTATCGTAAGTGTGTCGATGCTCTTAATCTTATTGATGGGGTTACTAGTATTATTAGTAATCCAACGAAAGAGCAAAAAGAAAAGATTGCGGAGAAGCAATTCATGCTCTGCAATAATTGTAACTCAGAAGCGAAAGCCAATGAGTTTGAATATAGGGTCACGAACTCTAGTTGTTACCCGATCGAGGTAAAGTTCTACGAGGTAAAAGTCGTGATACAGAAAAGCGAAATGGAAGTTGAATACAACTACGGACCAGATTTAATTATACCAGAAATTGTCAATTAGTAAAAACTGGAATGAAATAATCCTCTGTAAGAAATAGAATCCATGAGCAAGAAAAAGGAAGGTAACGAGAATAAATAGCATTATGACAAGACAGGAACTTATAGAAACCCTAACCGGAAATCTAAATCACGAGAAAACAAACACTCACGAAGTTGGCCTGAAGGCTAGGTTCAAAGATGCGCACTTAAACACGGTTCGGTTCGTGATGCAATCCATCAAGTCGATTGACTTTGACGGATGGGAATTCAGTGGAATTAGAAAGATAAATAAGAACCAAGACGATGATGTCTTAATCTTCAAAAGAAAATAATATGAGCAGAAGAGATAGTAATATAAAATCAAAAGTCATACTTGATTCGGTTAATAGGCACAACAATAGACTGACGACAATGGTTGTGACTATGCCGAAGATCATTCTAGCTGAGTTTAATACTCACAGAATGTTCTCACGGAACACCTCTAGTAGCAGGGCCATGCCAACCAAAAAGGTTAGGGATAGCGTCGTGAATAATACATTCATCCCGTCATCAATAGGAGCGAACTGCAAGGGAATGCAAAGCAATGTTGATCTCAATGAAGATATGAGGCTTCGCTTCCTTGACAACTGGATGCTCGCAGCAAATACCATGGCGTCAATTCACGAAGTCATGGAGAAGATCGGGGCGCACAAGCAGGTATGTAACAGAATCCTTGAGCCTTGGATGTATTGCACAGTCATTGTTACGGCTACTCATTGGGCGAACTTCTTTGCCCAAAGATGCCATAAGGATGCAGATCCATCAATGATGGCAACAGCATTCAAAATGCTGAAGGCTTACGTCGAATCAACACCCGTAAGAAGAAGCGCTCACATCCCATTCATTGAGTCAATACCTTCATGGATGCCGGGAGAGGATAAGATTAAAGTGTCAGTAGCAAGGTGTGCTAGAGTGTCATACACGAAGCATGATTATGAGCATGATATAGACGGTGATATTGAGCTGTATGATAAGCTCATAGCAAATAAGCACATGAGTCCATGCGAGCACGTAGCGAAAGAATTCATCAATGATGTATTCATTGGTAACTTCAGGGGGTGGGTTCAACATCGAAAGACTATTGATGGTGAGTGCATAAATAATATTAACTACGAAGAACTACTAGATTCAAAACCAGAATGGGTGTGATGTCTTACAGTAAGTGCTTCAGTATAGGGGTTCTTGCTAGTAACGAATTGAAAATCCCCTGGGAATCTTTCGCTGAAAGCGATGAATGGATCTCCTTCTCATCAACGCTAAACGAAATCCAAATCCACTACCTCAAGAGGGGCTACACGGGACTTGAGTTCAAGCACGAAAAGTGTGAAAGCGAAGATGTAATTATGCCATTCGGCAAGAAGCGTGGGCAGTTAATGTCCACGCTTCCAATAAAATATCTTGAGTATCTAAACTCGCAAGAGTGGATACATGAGTGGCCATGCGTTTACTCATGGCTAGCTAGAAACAAAATACAAAACCAAACAGACGGAAGTTAAAATTATGCACAATAATTCTTACGAGGAGGGGTGCCATGCACCCGCCCCCCTTCAGAGGGTTGAGCTATGCAGCAATGGGCATGGATGGCTAAACATTGATGGATCATGCGCCGCATGTCTTAATATAGAGGCTATGGATAGCGAGTCAAATAATCGGCCTGAAGATGGCCGAGTGTGCAACTGTGAGGACGCCCCATGTTGCGGGCATTATCAAATCTAAAGCTAATAAATAAAATTATGTCAGAAGAATTCAAACAAGATAACGGGATCTTTATCCCGCACTTATCACCATCAACAGTTAATAGCTTTATCACAAGCAGGCACCAGTTCTACCGAAGCAAAGTCGGAAGAGCGCCGTTCTCTGGAAATCAATTCACAGCAAGGGGAACAGCCGTTGAGCACGGAGTGAACACTTGGATTGATAGCTGTGAAAATCCACTCGATGCAGCACTTAGAAAGTTCGATGATGAAATAGAAAAAAGCAGTGTAACCAAGCTTAACGCTGAAGATGCAAGATCATCAATAAAAGGATTGCTTGAAGTTGCCCTTGGATTCTATAAAGGCGAGTTCTCTTCTCGACCAGCCAAGACACAGCAGAAGATGGAAATCCAAATCCCAGGAGTTCAGAGAACCATCGTCGGATATTATGACTACCTGCAAGAGAAGGCAGTGAGAGACTGCAAAGTCGTCGGAAAGACGCCATCAGGACTAAGCCAGTCATACGTAATTCAAGGCGCTGTATATGCACACGCGACAAACCTCCCGGTTCACTTTGACTTCTTCATCCCAAACCAAAAGCCGATACACAAGCAAATAACCCTGTCAGAATCTCAGTATAAGTTTGGGATGTCTTACTTCACAAGGGCATGTGAAGTAATCGAAGAGCTTCAGGAGTGCGACCAACCGAAGCAAATGCTGAAGCTTATGTCATTCCCTGATCTAAGCTCAATGTATTCATTCAACGAAAAGCTTGATGCCGCAAAGCTTTGGGGAATCAATTTATGAAAACTCATTCAAGTAAAGAGCTATACGAGGTTAGTTTTGACTACCAAATGGATGACGGGTATTGGTCATGCGGAAATAAAGAACTCGTATCGGTTCAAGTGATGAATAGCGATGATGAGAAAAACAATCATTCAGAAGCGGCGTCAATCATAAGTAATAGGTATGAAAATTGCGAGATAACAAAAGTTGAATACTGCTAACTCACTCACCTAATGAAACACTCAAGGCTCTTAATAGACTCCACCTTCGATGATATTTTTGAGTCTTGGCCAAACCAAACTGGCGAGGCTCAGTCAAAGAAAGCCTTCATCGTGGCGCTGAACAATGGCGCTGATCTCAATGAAATAAAGAAAGCGTCTGAAGTATACCTTCTGGATAATATAGGCACTGATCCAGAGTTTATAAAAAACTTTGGCAACTTTATCAGGGAAGATGTATGGAAAGATTATCTTTCCCTTGGTGATAAGATGCTAAAGAAAAAGTCGGCATCAATAGATGTAATCAATGCTTGGAACGGTGCTTGTAAATCGCACTGGGTCAAGTCTTCAGACGTTGAAGCCGCCCTTCCAATAGCGATGAAAGCTATGGGTGATAAGTCATTCAGGAGCAACTGGCTGAACGCGCTAGGCAAAGCTCAACTCATATTCAAGTATGAGTTGAGTAGCTCTGACATGAAGTCAAAAATAATATTATCTTTACGGTGGTTCTGCAACACCTCTCCCGGCAAGCACACCGTAATGAAGATAGAAGATGGTGAATACGGTAAGGCCGTAAGGGAAAGAACATTCTCATCCAAGGTGGAAAAGATTGAGCCAATCAATACAGAGGCAAGGGGAGAGGCAGCTAATGCGTTCAAGCAAATGATAAATGAATCTCTGCCTGATATTAAATTCAGGAAGAGGCGAGAAGCAAAAACAACAAGTAAACCAAATGAAGAAATCAAGCAAATTGCCAACAAGATCCTTGACCAGTTCGGAGCTGGGATTCAGGCAGATGGCAAATCAAATGAAGAAGAAGATAATGGAGAATGGTTCAGTTAATGTCCTAGCTATCGACCTGTCATACAGGTCAACTGGATACTCTATGACAAAAATCGAAGATGAGAAAGCCAGCGTTGATAATTATGGATTGCTGAAAAACTCAGAGCTTGGACTTGTATCTTTCGGCAATCTAAAAGAGGCATCACTAAAGATGCACATCACATGCTCTGAGATAATCAAGATGGCAAAGGGTTCCGACCTGACCATAGTGGAGGTTCCTGCATTCCCTCAAAGTGCAAAGTCAGCAATCCTGATTGGAATCATGTGGGGATGCGCTGCTAGGTTAATGGCCGAAGTGAATAATATTATTTTAATTGAGCCGTCAGCGCTCAAGTATTGGAGTAAGTCGGACAGTGGTGACGGTAAGTGTAAGGTGAAAGAGATTGTGCTCAATAGGGTTCCGCTAGGCAAGAGGTGGTCATCAAGCACAGATGTGGTCGATGCGATAGCAATAGGCTTGATGATGCACGACGAAATAAATAAAAGAGATGGGCAGCTAGAATTTAAAAATATATTATGAAATTACCAAAACCAATCGGAGACAGAGTTATACTTGGACCAAACGCAAGTAGATCAAGGGGAATCATTGAGGTTCCAGAAACATATAGAGATGGATCAACGTCTTGCCTAGTCCTTGAGAAGGGCAATCTCGTGTCTCCGCAAATTAAAATAGGAAGCGTTGTTCTGTGTGAAGCTGGGTTCGGAGACAGGAAGAACCTGACCATAAACGGAACCACATCGTTCTGGGCCAGAGAGAATAACATATACGCGGTTATTGAAAACAGAAAGATCTACCCGATAGGGAGAAAGGTATTGATCCGAAGAGATATTGAAGACACTCACATAGGTGGGATTCTCATACCGGCAAACAGAAGATTCCAATCGTTGTGCGGGTCCGTCGTAAGACTTGGCCTAACGAGGAAGCCATTCAAAACGATTGGAATAAAAGTGAACTCGAGAGTCATGCTAACTGAGTGGCAGGCCCACTACGCAAACGTGGAGCTTGAAGACGGCGGTTATGGAGTAATAGTAAACGAAGAAGACATATTATACATTGAACAAGATTAATTATGATAACAATAAAATCAAAATGGAATAGAGATAACAGAAATGAAATAGTGTCTGAGATCCTTGCGCACAATACAGAAATCAGAATAAAGATTAGTGGCAAGAAATTGATCTTAAGGGACAATAACGTTGATTACTATTCATGCGTTCCTCCCGGTGGCTCAATAGAGATACCAATATATGAAGGGTGCATGAGTGAAGATGACCTAGAAAAGATTGAAGAGGAAATCCTAATCAATCCAATATGTGAATGCGTAACACCCCAAGAGTGGGAATCACCAATAATCTAAAAAAATAATATTATGAAAAAAATAGATTCTGAAGCAGCGAAAGCTCTTATGTCTTTCGGTAAATACAAAAGAGACAACACAGAAGTCACATCTTCTGGCGTAGTGTCCCAAATGAAGCTATATGGAAATCTGATAGCTATCCATGATGATGGGAAGCTATCAGTGTCACTAGCTGGATACAATACGGTGACGACAAAAAGCAGGCTAAACGGATTGCCGGGTGTAAGCATCTGTAATATAAAGGGCGATCCATACCTTAACGGAATTAAAATTGAAACTGATAAGTTCTACCAAATACAATTATGAACCAAGACGAATACGACTCACTAGAAAAGATGGAATCACTTGGGTTTGAGGGCGTTGACGCCTCTCTCGAAATATCATTGATGGAATATGGCCTGGCATGGAAAAAGCTGTATGATGGAGAATACATATTCGTGTATCAAGCAGACCGAGGCGACGAATTCGATGCTATTATATTAAATAGCAAAGATGACCTCATCGAAAGCTGGATGGACCTTGATTTGATTTTATCTTTCACCGGATATAGCGAAGAAGAGTTCCTAAGTAGGCCGTATCCAAACAGAGTTCAAGATCTATATGTTTATTACGGACATGAGAATCTATTCGGGTGCCGACACGGCGAAGGCTTTATTCTTTGACTAACTAACGATGCCCGCGCATCATTGATAGTGATGCGCGGCATATACCTAGAAGTGGAAAACATGATCTTTATTATCATAGCAATAATATACATCTCATTTGACATAGTAAGAGCATACATAGATGGAAAAAAATAAATCAGACCCAAAGCATTTTCACGCCTTAATAAAGCCGCAGCTGCAACTCATACCACCAGCTTTAAACGTAGAGACATCTAAGGCTTTATTACATGGAGCAAATAAATACGGCGCATGGAATTGGAGATCAAACGAAATAGAAATGATGACATACATTGGCGCAATGAAACGTCACATAGATGCAATCATTGATGGACAAGACATAGATCCCGATAGTGGGGTAAATCACCTTGGTCATATTGCCGCGACATGCGGAATCATTCTAGACGCAGAAGAGCGCAGAACACTAATAGATGACAGGCCTTGAAAAAAGCACACAAAATATCACTCAAGCCGTATCCTGGGGAGCTATACTTCACCAACACGAAAGAGCTTCTAATAAAAACACAGAAGAAAATATCAGGTGAAGACATGATTGTGGATGATGGTAATGATGGATTGTGCGTATCCCTTCAGTCAAGCGGGAGAGAAACAATATACATAGTCTATGCAAGCCATATCCAAGCGCTGGTTCATGAGATGGGCCACGTGGCTCTTAGGGTATTCCTTGAAATATCAAGCGACCCAAGAGCGGGTAATGGTGAGCCTTTCTGCTATCTCCTTGATGACATAACATACGAGGCAAGCAAGTTCCTTAATAAATAATATTATGCAAAACCATATAATTGAATGTCCTGAATGTAAATTCCTAGTTAATAGGAATGAATTTGAATGCGTCCATTGCGGACACGTGATGAGAGAGTCTGCGACAGACTGGTATCTAGTAATAGTCTTCATCTGCTCGCTATGTATCGTAGCGGCAGTTGTGATATTACTGTAACCCGAAAGCCCGCTATCCAAATCTGGGTAGCGGGCTTTTTTGTTTATCTATTTTTCTTCCGATCTTCAGAAAGCTTCTTCTGGTATGAGTCGTTCTCTTTCCAGAATTCATTCTGCACTTTGTCGAATGCCTTCATGGTCTTACTTATGTCGGCCTGCCCGAGTCCAGCGGCAGTCATGGCGATAGCGAGATCATTCCATGAATACTCAGAAACCCCCATTGCCCCACGGTTTGCCTCAGACAATCCGCGCCCAGCTATATCAGCAACAGCGCCGTAAGCTCCGCCCATCCCCATGCCGGAAGCATTGTCGTATGCAAATGGAATATAAACGGCTGAAGATAAAATCTCCTTCTGCTGGACCAGACTTGCCGCCTTGCGGTAGTCACCAATCTCTTTTGCCTTTTTGATTTTAATATCAAGCCTTGTTGACTCAGCCTCAATTCCAGCCTTTGTCATCTCTCCCATCCATCCGTCAGGAACCATGAAGATCGCCTTCTGGACCAAGCCATTGTTAAATGCGATATTGAATGCGCCTGTTCCATCACGGATGATTTGCTTGAATAGCGAATCGGCTGATTGGGTATTGTTACGCATCTTAGATGTAACAGAGAAAACATTCTTAGCGTTTGCCAATTCATGCTCCGCCCTAATGACAGCATTCCTATTTCCAGACTGCTGAGCTTCATACAGCCTAGCCTGCTTCTTGGCGATGTCGTCGTCGTCATACCCAAACATAGACTGAATCAATCCGATGGTTGCGGTTGTGGCTAGACCGCCAAGATAAAATCTAGCAGAAGTGAATGTGATCTGCTGAGCCAAGATCGAAGCGATCAACCTATACTCAGCCGCGATCTCTTCTTTTGGAGCACCCATAGCCTTCAGGTCTTTTGCGTTTCTGTATGACTGAGCAACCTGAGAAGCGAGCGATGCAGAGTGAGAGGCAAACGCGACCAGCATACTACGGATCACGGTTGTCGAAACTTCACGGTCTGAAAACAAGGCGCTACGAAGGGCTTTGTTTGACGTGTTAATAATCTTCTCCGACTCAAGAATCGCAGTCGTCATAAGCTCAGAGTCAATGTTGTCAAGATCGAGATTGTCAAGACTTCCAAAGTCACCCCTCTTCTCCTTCATCAATCTGGCATACTCAGCAATAAGAGTTGCCTTTGCAGAGTAGTCGTCACCATGCCTCATTGAGAATGTCATGATGTCACCAGCCACCTCATAAACTTTCTTTGCGCCAGTCATCAACTTACTGTCAACCTTGCCAGAAGTATCAGGAACTCTGCCAGCAACCAATCCGTCAACCTCAAGGATGGACCTATCGGAAACCCAAGAGGCATTATCGGCAAGCCACTTGTCAAGCTTCGAGCTATTTGCAGTGTAGTATCTAAGGGCCGACAACCATCCTTTCACATCACCAGTTCTGGAAGCGTAGTCAACAAAGGCAGCGATCGGCTGAGTGACGATGTGGTGAATAGAACTAAGCTGCGGTTTTGCAACTGCGCTGGTAATGTGACGCAATGCTCCAACCAGATCTCCGGCAGGTGGGTTCACAGAAATGGCATTGTTGATTAACTTAACGGCCATGCCCTCAATGAAATCAACTCTGTCTTGGTGGTGCTCTCCAAGCTCATCCAAAGAAATAATATTATTCAAATCAGATCCCTCCTTGAGTCTTTCGGAAAGGATCATCTTTTCAGCAGCGACGGCATGATCTACTGATAGCCTGCGAACTCCAGAGCTTAGTATTTCTTCGCTGTTGTATGAATACCTTTGGCTTCCAGTTAGGGCAACTTGCCTATCATCATAATGGCCAGCTCTATTGTTGAGATTCTTAACGCCCCTCTTTACATTGGTTGTGTTTATTTCCTCGTTAAGCCTGAATGGCATTTCAGCCTCATCCGACTTAGACGAGATGACCTGATTCGGGATATACAAAACCTGCCCCTCAAACAGCTTCCCGTAAAACCCTTCAGAGATCATCTTGGACGTTGAAGTGAATCTTGAGAAAATCTCTTGCTGCTTCGCTAAGACCATCTTGCGATTCCGACCTTCGACGGCACCGCCAGTTCCGCGCATTCTGTTGTCTAGCGTTGAAACAAAATGATCCATTGCGCCATCACCATACTCCTCAATGTCCTTAACGGCATCCTCAAAGATTGGTGTGATAACTTCATTGAAGTATTGAGCGCCCTGCTTGGTCTTGGAATACTTGGCTGAGTTCGCTAGGGACACGCGCTCCTTGTTAATGTTTACAAGAAGCTGCGCGTCGGCATTAGAGCCGTATTGATATTGAGTGAGGCGACCGAATATAGCCATTAAGATAACATCTTCAGATGTTGGATTGTCTCCAAGGATCTCTTTCCTGTATGCTAGATACTCAGTCTCATAAGCCTTAATCTGGTTGGTGGCAACTTTGATTACACCGTGATACATTGGGCCTATCAGGTAATCCTGAACGAATGACCTCACGTCCTTAGATGCTGAGACCCTTTGAAGTTCAACTTGATGAAGCTCAGTCTTGCGGTTTGCCCAGTCAAGAACGGCAAGCATCTTGCCGCCTCTCCAGACTGGATCTCTAAATCTTTTAGCGAAACTCCTAACGTCTTGATCTTTGTTGCGCTGCTTCGCAATATGATTGCTCGTAAGGGCAAAGTATCCAAATGAACCATCAAGGAGATTCCTCAAAGCGTATGAATGCTGATACAGCTCAAGCCCTTCCATCTTTGAAACGTCAGCCTTGGTTAGATAATTGAAATGCTCAACAAGGAAGTCTGCGTTCGCTTTAATGTAATCAACATTCCCTTCAGACGCGATCAACTCACTAAGATAATTCTTCGCGTCACCAAAGCGAGACTTAACTAATGATATGGTGTTTGGGTATTCATCTCTCCAATTCTCGCATTTCTTTTGAAGCTCCGCCTCTTTGTCAGCGGCCCTAGCGGCAATGTTCACAAAATTGTTTGCTCTCACGGAATCGTTGACAGCCTTCTCAATCGAAGCTCTGTCAGTCATATCTATTCCCAAGGAATTAAAGTCAATGATTCCATCATAAGCCGCAATGGTATCAGCAATGAATCTCGCATCCATCACTTCACGAATCTTCTTGATTAGCTTTATGACTTCAGTTGTATTATTTCTGGACTGCGGAGTTACCACCGCGCTCTTCCTTGATTCGTAAACATTATCAATGAGCTGAGAGAACTTCTTTAAATTAGGCGATGACAATCTGGACACATCTGAAAGCTTCAGTGACGCCAAAGCCTTTGCAATCTGAGAAGTGTTCGAGTCGTGCTTATCATTGATGTTACCCTTGGCAATATCCCTAGCTCTGCTGTATGTAAGCTTCGCGCGCTTTGCCATCTTCTGCTTCTCAGTAAGAGCTGGCTCGCTGGCAAACGATGGGAGAAAACTAATATTATTTTCCATCTCTGTGAACCCTTTGAATAAAGCCTTGCCGGCTTCAGTCTCAGGAAGAATGTAGACATATCCACCATCCTTGAAGTGTGATAAAGACTCTTCAGAAACATCAATCCTTGATCCATGCTTTGCGCCAGAAATTAAATCAGCGCCATTAACCCTAATAAAATTTGACGATGGGTTGCCCGTCTTAATTACACCGAAGGATGCTGACTCAGCAAGCCTTGGGCTTCCATCCTTGTTGAAATAGTGGATTACGCCAGACGACTTATCAGCAATGGCAAATGGCATCCCATCATTATCGTGAGTGGATGTGATCCAATCAAGCATACTTGACGTTAAGGCGGATGGGGATGAATTTGATCGGAATGAATCTATACCTCCGCGAATAGAACTTGCAGCCACATCTAATGCGCTCCTTCTCGACTTAGCGTTTTGACTTGTCGGATCTTTACTTTCGACCATCCACCTATATGTCTTTTTGAGGATGGCTAAGATCCTGTCCCACACGCCTGTCTTTAGCTTTTCGTCAGATGCGCCATCTTCATTACCCATAAATACGGTTGATAGCTTATCACGGAATGTATCACTTGATCTTGACTCGGCTATGAACTCATCAAGCGATGTAAACCCGTAGCTCTCCAAAAGCTCAACTCCGCTAAGTCGGCTTGCGGACACTCCAATTAGAGCGCTCCTCCCAAGAGAATTGGCTGAGTGAAGGTAAATGTCGATCAAGTTCTTTATGTAAGCGGGTGTCTTCACATCTTCCCTTGCTGCATTTATCTTATCCAAGTATGTCCCCGAATTCCTGCTTTTGACATGGGTGTAAACGTCATTGCTTGTTAATGCGTGAGCAATCTCATGAGTTAGTATATACGGATTCCTGCCACTCATGTGTATTACGTTTGACTCAGAATCATGCAGACCAGCAAAGCCGTAAACTTTTTGATCTACGATCCTGAGTGATGCGCTTTTCTTTGAGATGTCATCAATCAGTTCTTTGAATTTGTCAGAATATTCCGGGAATTCCTTAATCATTCCGTTGATGTAATCGCCATAAGTTATAGCTGCATCCTGACCTGCCTTCAGGGCTTTTGGCCCAGTATTCCCATTATAAGTATCTATCGGCGGCAGGACGGCAGATTGATCCATGTCACCAACCGTGCTTGCGGTTTCCGATTTTTCGATTGGCTCAACATCGGAGATCAAATCCGAAATATAGTTAAGCGCGTTACGTCCATCGTAAGTCAGCGTGTTTACGTATTCTCTGAAGTGCTTGTTTGTTGCTAGCCTATTGATCAGCTCATCAATTTCAAGATCCCATATATTCCCAAGCCCATCAAATGCTTTGGGATCTATTGATTTATCCATCTGGCCAATCACAGTTCCAGACTTTGGATACATAGCATCATGAATGAATGCTCTAAATTTAAAAATCTTATCCAAAAGCGGATCTTTCCTAACGCCTTCATTTAACGCTAAGATAGTAAGATTCCAACTTGCGGGATTCGCTGTTCCATCATCGACAGAAATCTGCCTAAGCCTCTCTATCAGATCTTTTGATGTCATGGAGTTCCCATCACCATCGCTGAATGAAGGGAGCTTTCTCATGCTGTCATCTATTTTGGTTTCAGAAACCTCATAATTTTGGGGATTACTTATCGGCTTTGATTCCGAATCAAAGTATGCAGACCTCTCAGCCGGAAGCACTACGCTTTCGCTGTATTCATGCTTTGCGTTAATGCGCTGATTGGATTGGTTAATCAATGGCGATGTGCTTATTATCGTTCCTGATAACAGCAATGAGTAATCGCTTATGATTTTCTTGAAATACTTTATCAATCCTTTAATTGAGGAAACGCCTGACGATATGTAATCAGCAAGCCTTTCAGAGAATTCCTTAGCTACTTCAGTTGACCACTTCTTGAATCCCATAAGCCTAGCCGCTGACTGACGCTCATTAACATCAAGCGAAGATTCAGCCATGACCATTGATGCCTGTTGAGCTGGCGAGATGCCGGGAATCCTAGTTCCGGGGCTTGTGGTTAAAATAGTTGATCCAGCATTACTGTTGCTCAAATTGGATTGCTTGACAGCCGCCAATGCCTTGGCCATGTCAGAGCTTTGATAAATAATATTATGCGCGGCTGACAAAGCTGCGTTGAGAGAGTTATTGCCCTTGCTTCTCATCACGTATTCTGGCGCAGCGATGGACTGAATCCAATCGTATGTATCCGTGAATATCTTTACGATCTTATCCCACAAGGTAGATCCCTCATACGGTATCGACGATAGCTTGTCTTGGAACTCACCGTTTGACATGGCTTCAGCAAGGAACTCATCCAAGCTAGTGAATGAGTATTGCTCTATCGTCATGCGCCCATCGTAGGAACGGCCAATGAAGCCACTTGCCTTAAGATGGCCAGATGCATATTTATAAACCTTGATTAGGTCAACGATGTGAAGAGGCGTTCCAGGATCAGCTAATGCTGACTCAAGCTTTTTAGAATAGCTGGATTCGCGCCTACTTGTGACATACTTATATAAATCCTTTTGCGTCAAAGCGTGAGAAACTTCATGACCGATCACCCTAAGCGTCCTAGTATCAATGTGAATCGTGTCGGTAAACATGTTGTATAAACCATCACACCCAACCAAGCCTTGATCCACAATTCTGAGAGATGGATTTTTTTCGATGATGTCGCGAATCATTCTATCAATAGAGCTCTCTGAGCTTTTTGATGACCTAATGAAATCCTCAAGATACTGGGTGAATGACAATGATGCATCAGCGCCACGGGCAAGTGATGTCATAAAGCCCCCAGAATTCACGTCAACAATCGGAAGCGATGCTGCCTCAATAGTTGGCGTTACACTTGGGTCAAGGGTCGCCATCCCAACGTCAGCCAAAATAAGATCCGACGAAACAATCTCTTCTGCCGGAATAGATAATTCAGTCTCGTCATTGTTTAATTCCTTCTCAGCTATTTCAGCGTTATTGTTCGCGGTGATAACCTCAGGACTGCTTGCCTGAACGCCATTACCCTGAACCTCAACATCCTCAATGCCATTAAGGTCAATATCAATAATCATAGCTGAGCCATCAGGAGATGATTCACTTTGATTGGGTGATGACGACATGTTTACATACGCCAATGGCGGAGTGGTGCTGCCGCCAGTAACTTCAACATTTGTAGAGATGCTATCGTTTGTCGTGGCGTCAAGAACCTGCGCCGCTTGGTCAACGCTAATGGCGTATCCAACAGCCTCAATATAATCAATGGCATCGCTCTCAATTTGATCCAAAGATTCCTGGGTATCATCGTGCGCCTTTAGGGAATCGGAAAGAACATCAATAGATCTCGTTCTGTCAGCAACGGCTTGAAGATAATCATCCTTCAGCTCAGACTCGGAAATAATATTATTTACCTCGGTGATGCCAAGAGATGAATTCAGATCCAAGATCAGAGACTGAAGCTCTATGTTCTCACTGATTAAGTCATTAAGGTATGGAACCTCATCATTTGAGATTCCATCTTTAAGCAAAACATTAACAGCTCTAATGTTGTCGCTTATCAGCTTCTTAAAATTGATGATGGAAATGAGGCCATTGTATCTCGCCTTACTCAACAATGCCGAAGCCTTTGCCTTAGAGTTGGCGATAGCTTCAGGCGCGCTGGATTCAATTTCAGATATACGGGCATTAGCTTTTGACGAAGCCTCATCAGACTTAGCCTTCGCCTCCAAAGCTTTCTTTCTTTCAGTGTTCAGCCTTTTAGCTTCGACCTTGGAAGATTTACCGCCAGACTTGACTGCCTCCTTGGCATTCCTAAGCTCTTCCTTCTTTTTTTCAATCTCCGCTTTGTGGGATTCCGTAAGAATGCCAAGCCTCTCTTTTGCGTTAGACATCTCAGCCTCACGCTCTTGGCCGATCTTCGCCTTCTTTACCCTTGATACCTCCCCAGAGATTAGCTTCTGATACTTGTCGGCAATTACGTTTATCTCTTCATTGATTGGCAGAAGGGCTTCCCTTTGAGCCTTGTCAGCCTGATCCCTCCAAGCCTTGTATTCATCATCAAGTGATTTTGTGGTTATTGATGAATCAGGCTTTGTATTTAAAGCCAAATCAATATCATCAATTATTTTCTGCTGGGCTTTCGATTCATCATCTGCAAGCAGAGATTCGCCCCTAAGCTTTTCAATGCCTGATTCCGGGTTAGCCTCCTCAGCGAGAGTATTAATTTTTGAGCCAACGTCAGAAACGATCCCCTTAGATTTCGCCTTCTGCTTATTGCCCTCAATCGTGGCTTCGTCCAGCTTCGCCTTGGCCTTGTCTAATACTTTCTGAGCTGACTCAGCGGCTTCTGGTGACGTTGCTTTTTGCAGATTTCTATTAGCGCGGATAACATCCCTGCGAATAGAGTTAATATTATCTTTCGCGTCGTATATGGCCGCGCTCTCAACTTTAGCTTGGAGCTTTTGGGCGTCATCAAGATTGGACTCATCTATGAGTCTTCGCTTTGCCTCGCTCTCAGCCTTTAGGCGCGCGACAGCATTGGCCGCCTCTATCTTCTTTTGCTCTTCAGAAGCATCTCTGGTAACTTTAGCCTTTTCCTTTTCGATGGAGTCAGCATCAGCTTGCGCCTGTGCATCCTTGGCTGCCTGAGCTGCCAAAGCTGCATCGCTAGCCTCTTTGATCTTAGCGTCTCTATTTGCACCTTCAGATTTCAGGAGACCAACAGACGCAATTCTAGCGTCTTTATATTTTCCAGCAGCGATCAAATCATATACAACATTCTGATTGATGGGATCTTGCATTGCCTCAGCATCCTTGGCTGATTCAGCAATGTTCATTTGAGACTTTGTTCCATACTTCGTCGTCTCGGTGACGGGAAGCATTGGGGCTTGAGCCGTCGTTCTGGTGGCGGCCTTGTTACCAACCGTGTCAGCGATCAATGGCGGTGCTGAAATTCCTCCACCAAGGATTCCGCCGATAGTGAAAGCCATCAATGCCTCCTTGTCAGTCTGCAAGAATTCCTTATTGTCGGTAGTGAGGAATGGCATTAAGCCAGCGTAGTAATCGCCGACAGCCTCAGTAGATCCCTCTATCAACGCTCCGCTAGCAAGCCTTGTGACTTGATTGCGTATCGAATTATTAGCCATTGCCTCAGCGACCATGGCCGCTCTGCCAGAAGCGGATGCCGCATCATAAGCGGCAGCACCAGCCTTGCTGAAAACCTTCCCGCCAAGCAGAAACTTATCAGCCACAGTATCAATCACCGCTGCTGGCATCGCGGACCATCCAGCCGCTGAAGCGGTCTCATCATCAAGCCCAGCATTAACAGCCTTTCTGTAAGCCTCGTTGTATCTCATCCCCGAGTTATGAGCTAGCGATGCAGTTAACCCAGCGCCAGCTGCTAATGCTCCAGATCCGCCAGCGAATGATGTTGCTCCAGCGGCAGCGGCCATAACGGTAGCCGCCGAAAGAATGCTCCCCGCCCCACCAGACAGTTGCGACATAAATGTCTCATCATATTCAGGATTCTCAGTAACGTATCTACGGACTTCATCAGCCGCATCCGGCATGTTGAGCCCGTCAAAAAATGTTGCACCAGCACCCTCAAGGAATCGCTTTGCCTTATCGGCTACGGGGCCAGTGTCTTCACCGTAAGCCCTACGCTCAACTTGATCTATTCTCTGATTGAGAAAGTATTCCGTATCATCTTTCTGAGATGGGTTCTTACTGGCGATCCCCTTAATGTTCTCCCTGAACATTTTAATCTCATCCTCTTTCTCTGATAGGCTGAGATCTTCATAGCCCTTCTTTTGTGATGGGAGAATAATATTATTTTCCTGAAGGAATTGCTCAGGCATAGCGCGGCCCAATCCTAACGCCTGACGGTATTGCCTATTGCGATCATTAGATATAGCGTTTACTTCATCTGGATTAGCATCTGGATTTCTACGAAGATACTCTTCGCGATGCAATGAAATCTCTTTTTGCTGCTCACTATCAGACATATTATGAAACACTGGGTTTGCATATATGTTTCTATTCGCCTGACTTAGATAGTCTTCCATAATTTAAATTATTTTTTATCCCGCAATGCACTAACGATTGAAGCTACAACCAACTGAGCGTTTAAGTCCAGAACCTTTTCCGCTCCATTCTCAGACCTTAACAGACTCCTAGCTTTTGAGTTGAACTCGCCTGAGTCCCTAACGCCTCCTCCGTCATTGTTAAAAATGCTATCAAGAAATGACTGCTCTTGGCCGCCAAAATTATTAGGAACATCAATGGAAGTTGGGCCAAGCATAGGGTCATTGTAGGTTTCCCTTTCCGGTCTACCTACGGTTACGGCCCTTGGTATAGACCTAATGATTGCGTTCTTGTCATCATCTCCAAGCAGGTCGGCAATCTCGTCGCCCTCAAGCCCTAACGATGAAATCTTTTTCTTTACAACATCGGTAAGCCTGGCGACAAATTCATCGCTCACGGTCCCGTTATATCCAAGCTCAGTGAGCTTCACGCCCTGAAGGATTTCTTTAACCGGACCTATCTTGCTCAACGAGTCAATCCTATCAACTTTTGACTGAGCGATTAAATCAACTTCACCGTCTGGCGTTTTAGGATTCCTATCCAATCCAAGCAAGGCTCCCTTGTCGTTTCTTTCTGACAAGATTCTTTTAGCCTCTTGCTTATAAATCTCTTTGAACTTATTCCTATCGGCATCACTATCGAATTTACCAAGAGCTGCGTCCGGAGGTATAATGTATTCACCTGCTTCGCCGATTACATTATTAGCTAATGATTTCGCTTTGGGTGTTATCGCCATCCCTTTTATAACTCCAGAATCGGAGGTGGAATATTCTCCTGCATCAGCAACCTTTGGCTCAAATTCTCGATATGTCTTTGATCTTTCATCATCCCTTGTTGGCGTTTTGACATCTGGTATATCCTGCCAGTTGCCAGCGGACCTATTGGAGATAATATTATTTATCTTAGCGCTCGCCTCAATGATGTCAGCGTCGGCCTTATCGAGCATTGGCTGAAGCTCCGGGTCAATGCCGCCGCCTTTTGAGGTGGCTATGGCCCTAGACCTCATATCGTGGGCGGACCTCTGCTTCATGAGAAGGTCATTCCGAAGCAGTTGTATCCTCTGCCTATCCGCTATCATATTCCTTTTGGTGTCATCACCATAAAGAGGCATTATCTTTGGTGCCACCTTAGCGAATTCCTCATCACTAATCGTAAGTAATGAAGCTGCGTTTGCGTTGGCTTCTTCTTTGGTGAATGGGTTTTTATCTAGGTAGCTCTTTGCCGCCGCTGGATTAACTAACTGAAGAGCGTTATAAAGCTCATCGTTTCTACCATCTGCGATATTGAGAGTGTTGCCTTTATTCTTCTCAACGAGAGAATCCAGATCTCTATTGTATTTTGCAGCATCAACATAACCATTGTTGAACATGTCGCCCATCCACTTTGATGTGATTTCAGCGTAGTCCTTAACTAGACCTAGGCTCGGATTGGATGAGAACTCAGCCTGAAACCTGTCATCAATAGGTTTAATCAAAGCGCTGAACTTCGCTCTATTGTCCGCGTCAATAGAATTAGCCAAGCTCTTTTTTCTTAGCTCCAACTCAAGAGCTTCGTTCTTCATCTTTAAAGGGCGAATCTCAGCTTCAGCTTGATTTCTCTTCATCTCAAAGAAGTTCCTGTCCTTGCTAGCTTGAATGCTCGCATTGCTCATCCGCTCTTGTTGAGCAAAGTCAGCCGCCTTTGCTGTCATGTTTGCCTCAAACTGAGAGCTGCTCGCAAGGTTATTAAGGTTATCGGACATGGCCTTGTCCATCTGGGCATAGACATCCCTTGATACCTGTTGCTGATTATTCAGCAAATTCATATATGATTCAGCCATGATTCAAAGTGGTTGGTAAATAAAATTATGCGTAGTTGAACGGATTGCGGTATCCATTGTTCGTTTGCCTCTGAGGCAATACTCCCGGTGCCGATTCCCATCCACCATAAGGCGTCACCGGGATTCCAACATTAGGAGACCCAAGCGGGGAATCGGTAGTTGATCTGAAACCGCTCATGTAATCAGTATCATTTCTGGCTGGCTCGGTGTATCCACTTGGAATATCTGTTGGGACGAATGGTTTTCCGCCACCCATTTCTCCGGCCTTGCCTAAAGAGCTTGCATACTTCTGGGCTACCAAATCATAAGCGTCTTGATGTTGACCATAAGAAAAAGCCGAGCCGCCAGCCTGCTGGAACGCTGTTCCAAAAGCCTGCTGAGGAACACCCTGAGTTGCGGCTGCTGCTGAACGACCAGCGTTCACCCCTTGAACCCTATCCTTATCAAGTTGATACCTTGTATTAAAGCTCTGATCCAAGATGCCGAACTCATTCCCGAGCAGGGATTGACTCTCACGACTTAGATAGTCAGAGATGCTTAGAGCTTGACCAATTCCCTCTTTCCTAAAATTCATTTGCTGGTCTGCCGCAAGTCCAGCGAACGCGCCAATGGGCGACCCGCTTCCGACAGTGTTAATCAAAGCGTCAGACATTCCCTTTCTGAGTTGGGCCTCAAAGCCAGTGAAGTCACCAGCCGCCAAGGATGAGAAGTCAGACTGCGCCTGCCTCAAATTGCGCAGAGTATCAGTGTCCCCGAAAGCGCCAGTGCTTTCAAAGCGATCAAAGATTCCTCCAAGGTTATACAGCTTTTCTTTCTTCTCGTTAATTAACCCATCAAGCGAAAGAGACTGCCTTGAGTATAGCTCTTCATTCGCCTTCGCGTTAGCCTTGGCCGCTTTGTTAGCGGCCTTGGCACTCTTCGCTGTTCCAATGGCTGATCCTATCGCGCCAATTCCAGCAAGACCTAATCCTATTGCGCCTATCGGAATCATATTATTTGTAGTATCTTAATGCGTTTGGTAGATCCTCATACATTGAGACATCTACTTGAATCGGGCTTTGGGATGGGGATTCCTCTTCTCTCTTTTCTTTTTCAAGAACAGATATTCCCTGAGAGATGAATGACATCCCGACATCCTGTTGTTCTTTATAATAAAAGAAGTATATCCCTTTGCAAAGGGATATCAATGCTTCTTCATTGGATATAATTAAACTGTCAGTCGGATGAACTAGGTCGTCTTGCTGTCCAATCTTGAACAGGCAGTGAAGTGCGCTCAATCCACATAGCTGCTCAGGAACAAGATACTTCCTATACTTGGAAAATCTTTGATTAGGCTCAAGCCTTCCTATTGGATACCCAGTGTGCTTGTAATCAATAGCGACAATCTCAATAGGCGATCTGGTTGCCGTCTTGGTTATAGAGAGGATCTCGGAAAACTTAATATTATTTATATAGTTGAATCCGGGTATGACATCAATCTCTACGCCGTTGACCGTATCAACTCCGGTCGCTTCGCACTTACACCCAGATGGCGAGCCGAACTCGCTGTTCTTGTAGGTATAGACGGATGCTCCATCTTTATACCTGCCGGATATTGTAACCTTTTCGTTAGCACCTATCGGACCAAGAGACCTTACACCAACAAGAACGCCGCTAGCAAAATCAACATTGCCAGCATCAAAGTATGGGACTTCACCTATATCATAAACGTCAGTGTTCCACTTGCACGTAGAGGTATCACGAATATCTCCATAGCCATTCTTATGAAACATGAAATACTTATCACGTATCGAAGATGAATTGCTCAGGCTGTTTATTGCTAATAGAATTGGATGGCTGACAGGTGCCATTATGTATGACTGACCTGAAGCGTCCTTATGGATTGGCACAGTGAACTCAGACTCCATGCCCAACCACTTGCCTTCCTGCCAAGCCTTGTTCATTCCAAGCTTTAGGATTTCATATATCTCACCCTTATCTTGAGGCCAACGCTTCTCGATAAATTTCGATACTAACTTTCCTGCTATCTCTGCGTTCATATAATTCTTACGATTGAATAGCCGTAGTCAGGACGCATCTCATAAGTTAATATTATGCAGCAAGTCTCTGGCTGACTAATGGTCAAGTCGTTATTGGATACAGTAGCAACTGTGATAATCGAATCAAGGTTTAATGGGCCAACAAATTCAATTCGATATTGTAGAACGGAGAATTTGCGCCCGAACTCATAACATGGGCTGAACTTGGCTTCAGGAAGCATTACGAATGGTCGCGTTTGACCACGGCTGTTCTCACCATCCCTGCATATTAAGTGGGTCAACGAAGACACTTCTGCCCATTCACCTTGAACTTCAGGCCTAGCGAAGACGTTCATCGTTATGGTCCTGTCGGTTAGGTTGAGGCGATAGAACCTTCTGTCTGGATTCTTTAGAAGTAGTGGCGCATCAAAAGAATACGCTCTAGTCTCAATGAATCCCTCAATCTCTCTCACGACTCCATGCTCGTCAATGTCATGATTGGAGCTTTCATTCATGAAATACATTCTGTTGATCCCGTCAATATCATGCGAATGAATGTATAAGGCATCTCGATCATCGCTTGTGATTGATGTCATGCACCAAGGCTGAACTCCAGTAAACACTGATTCAAATCTTCTTGGTGTATTATCACCACCAGAATAAATAGTAGCCGGGTTAAATGATAGGATGCCATTCCATATAACTCTATCACCCTTAGCCTTTGGGGAAACAGTGGTGAACATCCTCTTGTTACACGCCCTACTATAACAATACTTCAGCATGGAGGTATCGTCAGAATCAAGATAGTAGTCAGCTTCAGATGATTGATTGCCAACAGCATCAAGATTAACAAACTGATACTCCGACTGCTTCATGTCAGCAATGCCAATCTTAGAACTCCTGAAGTAGATGTTTGTGTTGAACACCTCAAAAGAATACGGACTAGCAGCAGAGAATCCTGGGACGGTTTCGCTAACCTTCCCAACGGCAGACCCTAAGTTTGCCCACTCAGATCTAGTCCCACGAACGTCTGCTGAATAGATGTCCTTGTTTGATGACCAGATCAAATTACCACCCTCGACAGTTCCCGTGATTGACTTCTGCTTTGCTATTGCAGTTATATACTCAGTATCGTCAGGACACATGAAGCCAAATATATTCGTGTCTTCAAGAGTGTTCTTCGTTGGTTGCATGAAGTCAGAGGCAAGAATCCTCTTACCATCAGCATCGACATAGAAGAATCTGAACTGAACATACACACCCATCTTGCCCGGACCTATACCACCATTGCTTGGATTAGTCCTTACCGCTGAAGTTGCTGTTACATGAAATGGATTACTGATCCCGTCATTGACAATGCACCCACCCGGTATCTGGGAAACCCAAATGCTCTTTGCATTGACATCATTAAGAGATTGGCGGTTGAGAGCCTCAACGGAAAAAGTAACATTGCTAGTTCTTGTGAACCTAAGGATCAATCCATCAACAACGCAAATAATATAAACTTTTCCATCCACCAAGAAGTAACCCTCACCTTGTATCCTTCCTGTTCTGTAAGCTTCTTTGGTTTGCTTGGTATCAAACGAAAGCTTACAGCAATGCAAACCAAAGCGCACACCTACACCTCCCAATGAATTGGGGATGATTACATTGCACGCCTTGGAATACTGCGATGGATTGATGTCAGCTGGACTTCTCGAAGTGTCCATGCCTCCAATCCATTTCGTGGTTCCGTCTGATACAAGCTCGGGCATAATTTTATTTCATCAAATTGAGGGCAAAGCCCTATAATATTATTTAGAGAAAAACTCCATCAACGAAGATTGAGTAATTATACTTAGCTGTTCCAGCAGTTCCGGTTACTTGAAGATTCAGCCTAACGGTGTGGTTTGATCTACTTACCAATATCGGGAACGATACTGAAACATTGTTTGGGCTATCGTTAGCATAAAGCCTAGCCTTCTCTTGCCCTTGCATACTTATAACCATTGCTACGTATCCAGCCGTTGGAGCTTGAAGCGCAACCTCCAATCTGACCATCGCGTAATAATCACCATGGATAAATGAAAACTGATTAAGCTGGGCGTCGTAAAGAGAGTGATCAAAATCAGCGGCTTGAGGAACAAGCAATGCTGGCCAGTCTGCCGGCGATAAAGAGTTGTGGGCGCGAGCCGCTTGAGATGGAACGCTGTAAAATGCTGGAAACCTAGATGGCCCGATTGGAGTTTCCACTCCTTGAGCAATAGCTAGTGAATATGTGTTGCCGGGGCCTACATTGGAATGCTCGGCGTAACTCTGCATCTGAGCAAACTCGCCACTAGATAATACAATACCAATTCTTCTTGCTGTTGATACGTATGGCGGAAGCGTTCCCGACAAAGGGAAGTATAGCTTTCCAGCGCTCCATACTGCGCCGGGTATTCTTTTAATTCCGACACACGATGATGGGTCGCTTGGGTTGTTGCTAAACCATCCAACCAGCTCCGCGCTCGCATCACCCAATGCTTGACCTAATGTCGGAAGACACAGGGTCGTTGCATCATCAAGAGTGCCATTCAATTCCTCAAGGCTTAGATTGTAATCGAATGGAGCATCACAAACAACAAACCGCTCACCTTGGTTTACTATGAATCCAACGGTAGGATTGCTGGAAACAATAGAGCCATCATCATTCCGGTTGATTAGTGTTAGCGTATTATTGGTGATTGCCGCAATCTTAAGTGTCGCCTTGCTAGTCAACATCTGGAGCCACATTCCAATCGAATATACTTCAGCGTTACAAACAAGCATTGACGTTTGGCCAGCCGCCACCGGAATAGCAAAGTCACTAAGAGACTCATCAAACATCTCTTCGCTCTTTGAGCAAATAGTCGATGACGTTGAAGAAGATGGATCACACGTTGGAGCTTGGCTAGAGGTGGCCTTGACCAATAGATATTCACCAGTGCTATCGGGTGATTCGCACCCACAGTTGTTGTTTGACATGATTTTGTTTTATCTATCTTCCCTGATCTTTTTGATTTCACTTATGATGTTGCGCTCACGAAGGGAGCCAGCATTATGGATGACGCTGAGCTGCTCCTTGGTTAAGGTTGACAGCTGATTTATATCCAGCCTGTCCTGCTCTCTATCAAGCCTGTCCTGCTCTCTCTCGGAAATATCATTCGACTTCTTGATAAGATCGAGGATCACCTTCCCTATGAATGCTCCAACAAATATAACATTTGATGTTATTAACGCTGATACCTGATCGTTTAGTTCCATGATTATCTTCCGTTTTTATTTTCCACAAAGCTAAAGGATGTCGTCAACCTGCTTATGGATCTCGGCAGCAATAAGCAATTTGGTGAAGGCCTCTTGGTTGCTCTCTTAGAGGTCTTGCGATTCCTCCACTCAATTACCACCATCGAGTAGATGGCGACGAATAGGCAGATGTCAATAAATAAAATTATTTTCATGCAATCAAAAAGCATCAATTAAAGTGTATGTGAATGAATTCCCAAAGACAGCCCTTGACCTACGACAGAAGGTCATGAAGTCATCGAAGTCTTCACCATTGGCAAAGACTTGGCAGCCTGCGGAATGAGCACCAACCCTCAAGGTTGTTTGGCTGTCGCTTGACTTGTGAATAGCTATGCCAAAATTCCCAGACATGATAGTATCGGGATCAAGGTCGAACTGCTCATCCCTATCTCTATCTCTGTAAACATTGACTGGTCCAAGCTTTTGGCATAAGGCCTCATACTTTCCGCGATGGAGGCCTATGGCGTATGTATCAAGGTATTGGCCGGGCGCAAGTATAGCGCATCCCTTTGGATTAAGGAGCTTCTCAACCAAGTATCTCTTACCGGGATACGTTGTGATCGGGAAGCTGTAATCGGTCCACCTTCCATTATACTTCCAAGCAACCATAAGTTGGCATCCGAACTCATCTAGCTTTGCAGTTCTTGATCGGATGCCAATTATGTTGAGGTTGTTATTCTTGGAATCCTCACTAAAGACCTTGTGGCCTATGCTGGATACCCTATCAAGAACACGGTCTCTAGTGTAGAATTTCATATTAGTTTGCAGCTATTACTCCATCAAATGTTGTGTCGCAGTTGCACACGTTTGGAATCGTTGCTGGATCGACATCAAGAGCTAATGCGTGAAGATAGTAATCAATCCAGCCGCACTTGCGCCTCTCCACATTTACCAAGTTGGTGTAACACTCAGGACTTAGGCATGAATAGTAATCGGCATCATGGCCACGGAGAACCAATGCGAATTGAAGTAAGGCATACTTTGCCTTTAATAAAATGCGCTCGCTCTCATCGTAAGACTTATTCGTTGTTAGGACGTTATTCATAATATTATTTTTATACAAGAAAGGGCTTGAGCGATTAAGCCCAAGCCCTTCCGGTTATACATTATGGCTCTGTGCAGGTTACGGTGACTGAGGCAGTTCCGGCATAAGCATCATTCTTGAATGCCACGTTGACACTAGTGATCTGATAGTAGAAACGATCAAGATCAACAGCCTGAATGGTTCCAGCGATTGTTCCAAGCGGTGCTCCAGCAGCGTTTTTGTAAACCACGGAAACATCATCTGTAACATCACAGTTGGCGAGCGAATCGTCCAACAGGAATCCAACAACACGCTGAAGCGCACCATTAGAGTCAAGGATGTCGAACGAATCAATGACGTTGCCTTGCAGCGGATTTGCGTCAGCACAAGCGATACCCTTGATGCACTCACCGGCGGCAAGAGCCGTAGTGGTTTGCACGAAGTATTTCGCGTATGGGAACGACTGGACATCCGAGGTGTAGATACCTTGGATCTGACGAAGATACAATCCTGTTGGACCATACACATACAGATTGACGGCAGAGCCACAAGCGCATCCAAGCGAATTGAAGTCTGGCATATTGGGCTTGCGCTCAATAGACACAGTATAACGGAATGGCGCGGTCAATGTATTGCCACAGCTTGCGGCTGTGCATGTCACATAGGTCGGACCTTCAGGCATTGTGATGTCATCAGTCTCGCGGCGCTTATTATCTCCACAGCCGACGCCTGTGATTGCACAGTCAACACCGTTAGCTTCAACGGTAAAGATTGGCGCAAGGTCACACTCGTTGATTGGGCGCATCGGGAAGATCCGACGGCGGAACAAGAACATGGTAGCAGCAGCAGGGTCATCCATGCGCACACCCATTTCATAATCCTTCTGAGAGAAGGGCTTATTAAGATCTTTGTTACACGTTGCATCATAATCATTTCGGATTCTCCATCCACTGTCGCCAGTGATTGGAAGGATTGGGAAGCCAGCGCCAGACTCAGTTAGCGGTGGGCGAGTAAGGATCGTTCCTTGCTTGCCTGACACGCATCCAGCAATGCCGAACGGAGCGTTCTCAAACTCAACAGATCCCATGTATTCCTTGCCAACCTCGATGTCAACACCAACGTGGGAATCGACAGGGACGATACGACCATCAGTGGTAGGTGCATAGCGTGGAAGCCACGGCATGATACGCGGAGCAAAGTTGCCAACGACTTCACGTTCGCCTTCAGCATATAGAGTTCCAGCAAACAGTTTATTAGGCATGGTGAGCTTTAGCTTCTCCATGTAATCTGGGTCGCGAATTGCCTCAGCATCATACCAGTCATCTGGATACCAGAACTCATAGATGTTTTCACCGCGAGGGCCTTTCGCAGCTTCGTTACCTTTCGGGAATTGACCCCAATAACGAGCAAGCCCTTGCATCGTATCGACTGTAAGCGGAGCGATGAGGTTGAGATTGTCCGGTGCAGGGAAGCGCTCTTCCATATAGTTGAACAATCCAGCGCGCAGAGGGTTGCGAGGATCAGAGCTTCCAACAAGCTTAAGCTGTCCATTAGAATCACGATAGCCTTGCATGGTAATCTTATTACCAGCGGTTTGAATTCCGGCCATGGTGTAGAACATATTCATGATCTGCTCGTCAGCCAATTCACGGGCGCGAATCACGCGAGATGCCCACCATTTGAAATCACGGATGTGGCGGATGTTAGCAATACAATCACGCTGAGTCTCAAGGCCATGCTTGTAAAACACGAATGGCTTCATGGTTCCTCGGCCACCTTCAGGAATCTGGCAACGGTCTCGGTCGCACTCATTCGCAAGGTTAGGGTCGCAGATCGCGGATTGGCGAACAAAGTGCGAGAAGGTGAATGGGATGTGTGGATCTGTGTGATACTCACGGATCTGATCCATACCTTGGCCATCTGGCCAAACCTCTTTACCAAGCAGGCCACCAAAGTAATTGTATGCCCCGAGTGGATTATGGACCATGCGCTCTTCAACCTTTTCGTTGAACATCACATTTGTGTAAGAAGCCGTTACAAGTTCTGAGACTTGGTTAGGCTGGCGGAAATCGCATCCCGCTAGGATTGCGGCGTATTCTTCGTTTGTCATTTGTTTATTCCTTTAAAGCTGATCTACCGTATCGGTAAATAATATTATCTATTCATGATGTTCGCCAGTCCATCAAAAGTGATAAGGCATTCTTCAAAGAAGGAACCAAGCCATGGTTCACAGATGCGTAGGCACGCTTCTTACTTCACTATTGACACACCCTAGACTCAGATTAAGGGTGTGTCAATTATTATTTCACTACAAATAGTAGTCGGCACCATACTTGCCGGTAACTTTATCTTTCTCTGGAAACCTATCATTCTTCGTTAGGCCATTCCGCTCACCCTTTTCATGGCTAGCCTTGAATTGCCTCAGCTCTGCAAGCTCATCTTTGTATAGATCCCACAATCGAGACTTAACTCCGCGCTGAAGAATCTTGTCGTATGTCGGAACATCTTTGCCTTCACGCAGATCCTCGCCGAACTTGAACTCTTCACTGAACATCTTACTGACATCATCATCCTCAATGAAATCTGGTGACTCGAACTCTTGGAACGCCTTGGATGCAAGCTCAACGCGCTTGCGCTTCATTGCCTTCGATTGAGTCGCGCTGGTCTCTTCATTTTCCCTAGCCCTTGATTCTTCAATCTCTTTCTTCTTAGTCTTCCAGTTCGTGTAAGCATCCTTCAGGCCATCACGCTTTGAGTTGAACTCACGTATAGACTTCATCAGATCAGTGACACTAGGCAAGATCGGCTCTTCACCTGACTCCTCCCTGAATGCCTTGGCGAACTTGAACAACGCCGACTTAACCTCAATGCCATTAAGCTCAGCCTCACCAGTTAGATACTCATTGAATGCCTTGGTTGAGTTAGGAGCTATCACCTTATCGCCATCAAGGTTCGCGAACTCAAGATACAATGATTGTAGCGCATCACCGTAAGGCTTTTCAAAGCTGGCCTTAAAGTCATCGCTGTATCTAATATCAATCTCTGATACCTTCTTCTCTTTTTCTTCAAGCTCCTTGGCCAATAAGTTAATCTTATTTTCCGAGTCCTTGTAGGAGGATAGAAACTCTTCGATGAACTCCTTGGTTACTGGGCCGTTAGCCTTCTCGATAATCAAATCAAAGATTGGCTTTACGGCGTCAGGGTCGCTCTCTCCAAAGATTGAAGATAGCCGCTTGTTTTTCTCGCGCTCTTCATCTCTTTGCTTTCTAAGTATCCCAAGGGACTCTTCTGGCGTGGCTCCCTTTTTCTTTTTATCCCTTTGAAATATAGGGGACTCTTCCTCTTTTGGCTTTGTGTCATCGGGCTTATCTTTGATTGGCTCATCTTCGACAGCAGGCGGCCTAGGCGTAACATTGCCAAGATCCTCAAAAAACCTTGATGCTTCTTCTTCTTGATTCATAATTCACCTCCCGACAAGTCTTCATCTTCGACAGCTTCACATCTCGTAATCGAGAAATCAATAGCATCCTGATACGCCTTGATCTTGGCTAGCTGAGTTCTACATTGCTGGTCATTCAATGTCTCAGGATTATACCTCCTGATTTCATTAAAGATCAGAAGACTCATCACCCTCTTAAACTCAGCACCACCTAATGTTTGCCAAAACTTCGGATCAGCTTCCTCAGTTGGTATCCCTCTTTCGTTGTATATATTATTGTCCATCTGTCATTGATTTTAATTCTATCTCTCTCAGCCTTGCTTGGTGATTGAGATCCATTTGCTTATACCGTTGCTCAGTTCTTTGCTGGGCAATCCAATCTTTTCTCTGTGTATCTGAGAGTGTCTTAGCATTGTTGTTGGCTATTTCAGCTTCAGTCTTAGGATCAAGAACAAGCTTCTGCTGCTCTTCCTGAGCCGCTTGCATCTCTTGTTCAGCGGCAGACTTAATATTATTTTTAGCTGTATTGATTTCAGACAGCGCGACCTCATACTCTTTAGCCTTTGAGTTGTAGATTGGATCTTCCATTAACATCTGCCAATGCTGCAAACAATGAGGCAGTATGTTCTCAAGATACTTGAATGCGTCAATGGTTCTAATCGCACCCTGCTGAACACCCCGTATAACACGTGCAGACTTAGTGATATGAGAATCAAGGTGAACGATATGATCGTCAGTCCCAGATACTATGACTTCATTTGTGGTGAAGAACATGTCATTCTCGAATGCAGCAACACGCTCATCCTGAAGGTTCGTGTTCTTATCAGCTGTCAATGGAACGGCCAAGTTCACCTCTTCTATCGGAAGACCCTTGGCAACTAAGAACATTCTTTTCAGTCTGTTGCGGGCGAATGGGGTCTCAGCCATTTGCATCGCGATGGTAAGGGTTTCCATATTACCAACGATTGGCTCCATAGAGAAAGAATCAATAGCTCCAAGAACTTTATTAACGTCAGCGTCAGTCTCGATAAAGGATACAGCCTTCTTGACTGCATCATAGAACATCTTCTTTCCATCATACCCAGGATCAGACTCAATCGTCTTTACAGATGGAAGCCTTTTCAGCACGGAAAGGAATGTATTGGAATAATCCCTGAACTTGATGGCGTTCTTGGCAGAGTCAGTCATTTCAATCTCTGACGTAACTCTATTAACCTCGCTCTTGTTTGGCCTAGTGGTCAACCTTCCCTGAATACTGGGGTCAAATTGCTGGGTATCTCTACCGAATTCATTCTCCTCAAACTGAAGAACACTTATGTGGGAGCCGATATCAAACGACGGCTGCTTCTCGATTAGGTTGTGAGACGCTGGCAGCAATACAAATCCCTGACTGACTGTGACCTTGAACTTATCACCGGAACCCGTATTGCTCTGCTCGAACATCGGCGCACCAATGAATTGCATCTTGTTTCCTATGCCATTCCTAAGCCTGTTATACCTAATAGAATCCTCAACGGAATACTTAGCTATCCCCCTAAGATCTTGAATGCTTGGGCTATCAACGGTAAACCCCGAATCTCTTATAAGAGTGATATGCTTTGATTGATTATACTTACCATGGCTCTTGGTATAAATAATATTATTTACCTCAGAGATCGAGTTGGTCTTTTGATTGGCCCATGAGTTATCATAGGTGATGTATGTTTCTGTTAGGGTCCCATCTATCTCCTTGTTGAAGATCTTGGCTATATTAACACTGTCAGTCTGAGATATTACTGACGATGAATCGCTAACATAATCAGGTATAACTTGCTCCCATGACTCAGCGATGTTTCCATTTGAAAGCTTTCCCCTGTAAGCTTTGAGCAATACTTCCTCTAGCGCCGCAATGTTCCACCCTGACGATGCTATCGCATGGACTTCACCATCCTCATCCGTCGATTTGATCTTTTCATTGCGACCTGTAATCCACCTATCATATAGATCCATTGCGTCAACAGTCTGGAACGTGATCCATGTATTGATTGAGTCCGGCCTAGTCTTTGGTCTGAATACAATACTAAGCGGAGGCGTAGGTGTGGGCATCCAATCGAATTCGCTGAACACTAATGCGCAATAACCGAAAGCGTAAGTAGGGTATTCAATCTCATTGAGCCATCCTGTAAGCCTTGGCTCTTTGGCCATGGTTGAGTAGAGCGCGTATCCAATGGCACCAGCCACAATCCCTCTAAGCTCATTGTTGTCAAGGAACTTTAAGATGCCGTCCTTCAAGTCTGAATCCTTACCCTCTCTGAATGTGACATAACCAAGAGCTAAAGACGCTGAGATCTTAGCTGTCGAATCAGCAACTCCCTTCTCGATCTTGGCTGAAGCCTTGTTGTAGTTATAATTATACGACCAAGCCATACCCATCTTCTTAAGCTTGTCAGGCGGAAGCGGCTTCTCTCCTGAGATATGCTTCTGGCAAGCGCGTATTACACTGTGATACTCAGCATGTGATTCAAGCGCATTATCAACCAAGCTTCTAGCTATGGTGCTATTGCTGATATAGTTTGATGTTGGAAGCTTTAGAAGCTCTTTAGATAAATTACTCATTTGTGTAGTTAGTTGAACTTCTATTTAACCAGCAAACATCTGGACGCCTACTGTTCTCCTTGTCAGATTCATCATGGAAGTCAGCTCTTTTTGTTACAACCATCAAGGCTAATGCGCAACTGCATACACCGCAATACGATTGTGACACAGTGCTTGGTATGGCAACCTGAAGTCCCTTGCTTGATCTTATCGAATTGGCCCAGTTGGAAATCTTGCCAGCAGCGCCACATGACGAGCATCCACCTATCAGAGAGATAAGCGGACAGCCTTCACATATAGCAGACCGCCTCATCAACTCCTCATTGCTGACAGATGATCCAGCTATGCTCTTAATTAAAGCCATAGCGCCAGTGGCGGCTTGACCTAGTGTTAGCTTCTTTGGTTTACTCAGCAACTTGGATTGCCTATCAATGCTATTCGATATAGATTGCCTATCAAAACTAAAATTATTTTCACGGTAGAATGCTTCTATCCTTGATAGCATAACAGCCTTATCAGAAGAATCAAACTTCTGAAGCTTTCCGTTTAGGACTACTGCATAAATGTATTTCATGAAATCATATCTAACTCCCATAAAGAACTATGATCCTCGTGATCCTCGTTCTTCTCTTCTCCTGAGATGAAGCTATCATCGCCATCTAGCGGGGTCAATGGCAATCTCCTAAACATCAACATATACCAAGCCATCTCGAATAGGCAATCGAGGAGATCTGGTGAAAATCCATACTGCTTCTTGAAGTCTTGCTTGCTCTCCAAGTGGAACCTTGAACCATAGGTGGCGGAGTTCTTCATCCTATACCTGCGATAGTAAAGCTCTTCCTCGAGAGATCGCTCCCCGTTCATGAACTTAACCAATGATTCATTGATACCCCTCACCCTGCCAGCCTTGATGTATTGCTGTAATGCCCATGCACCAAGGCTAATCATATTCTCTGCAACATGATGAGCGCAGACCTTCCCCTTTGGCAGGTCATTCTTAAAGTCTAGATCTATGTCAAGCTTTATGACCTTCTCCACCCTACCCGTATGCTTATCCCTTCTGGTTCCATCAGGAACCCCAACATTGTATATCAACTTCCTAACCAAGAAGCCCTTACTAAGCAACATCTCTGCGTGCGCAGGCCTCCCAGTCCAGTCAACAACGGCATTGCCAGATGTCACACCGTTCTTCTTTGCTATCTCAAGCAACTGATTTGAAGACTCAGTGTAATACTTAATGCTCTCAGTTGACTTGACCAGCGGTATAACCGAGTGCGGACCAAACACCCTTTGCTTAGTGATTGAGCATATACCCTCCTTACCTATGACGCACAGATTTCTATCCAACTCAGCCTGAGCTGAGTCAAAGGCGAACATGGTATGAGTAACTCTATCCAATACCAATGGTGAATCAGCTAGGTTCTCCTTAACCAAGGTCTCGAAAATAACATTATTTTCTCCGGTCTCTGGGACTCTGAAGCCAACCCAGAAGCGCCTATATGATATGTTGGCATTAGTCCTGTTCTTCTTTTCGGGGTAGTTCTTATCAAGGGTCTTTTGGCTTGGTAAATGAGGGAATCTTTTATGCCCCTCATCCGTCATGCCCGGACTTAGATTGTTGTTGAAGTGCAGGACTATTGCTTTTGAACCATTCTCGGTAGTGGAGACCCACTCTCCTGTTGATTCATCCACGGAATCCCATCCACCATCTGGCTTAATGTTGCTGGCCAGAGTATCATTGTTTTCACCGTAGTTGCCCGCACCAATAATACGGTAATCCTTGGCGTGCATCGTGTAGTTTGGCGCAGCAAGGATTGGAGGATTGGGCGTTGATTGTAATTCGTCCAGAATATACAGAACAAACGGGTGCCCGTGCGAACCAGTCAGCTTATCAATGATGGATTGGTTGTTCATCTGGTTTCCAATCAGGATTCCCTTGAACACACCACCTTTATCCTTGTTTCCCGGCCTAGCAAGGGTGTGATCCCCGGCAATCCTAGCTCTTCCAGCGTATAAAGACACACCGCCCTGGGTTGAAGAGTTCAAATTACACAGATACGCCCAGCCAACAGAGTCAAGCTTGTCCCTGTTGACCGTTGATAGCATACACCTCGCGCCCTTCTGGGTAAATATGAAGTAATCAAAGATCATCAGGCTAACAGCCAGACAAACAAGGGTCTTTCCCTGCCCTCCACCACCAAAAAGCATGACATACTTCTTGGTTTCGTTGGAAATAGCAGCAACTCTGCGCTCTGCCCACGGATCTCTTATGAATAATCCACGATGTTGGCCATCTTCCCCTATAATTGTGGGCCATCGCAGCTCTCCAGCGGCAAACATGAAGTCAGTTCGCGTGATTCCATATAATTCCCTAGTAGCAGCAAGATCATTCGCTAGAAAGTCATGCCCAGCTAGCGGCTCTTTCACATGAAGCTCTCTAAGAATGGAGATCTCCATGTCCAAAAGCTTATAATAGTTAAGCCAAATGAAAATAGTTAGGTCATATTGATACCTGAATGGATTCGGAACGTATTCGGTTGAGTATGGCTTGCTGTTATGTGCGCCAGAGGCGTAGAAATCAGCGTGATACTTAACCAAGCACTTCAATCCATACAGGTATATCGTATCTATCCCAGAAGAGTGGGCCTCTAGCGCCTTATTGAACCATGTAGATCCTATGTGATTATGGTTCATGCGAATAATATTATTTAATGTCGCTGTGCTTGATGGGCGATTCGCTGTAAGGCATATTATTTTGATAGCCGGTTCTTTCCATGCTTTCTAAATATCTTGTGAATTCACTTAATGTTATCGCGCCCTTTGGCTCATTCATGCGAGTCCTGCCTTCTGATTCTCTGTGAGCCTTGCCCTCTGCCGCATCTTCTTCTTTCTGCCTAGCGTCACATTCGCGGCATGAAGCTTCGCTTCCGCCGGGCTTCGTCTGGCAACCCTTAAGCCTTGCGATCTCATCTTGGATATACCAAGCGGCTTTCTGAAGATCTTCAATCGGACAGCCTTTTTCTCCGCGCCTCCAAATATACTTGATCGCGTTACCGCAATTGAAGTTTTCGTGGCGCGTGATTTCAATGCACTCAACCTTGGACGGATGAGACTTATAGTGATCTGGATTAATTTTACTCATGATGATATTTTTACTAGCGCAAGCCATCGCCCGCTTCCTTCGCAGTTCCCAACATTCACCTTTAGGTGGCCATTGTTGTGATCCGCCGTAACAGAAACTGTCGGTGGCCCAACTGATAAGAACGCTATATTATCAAACGTCTTTGTCAACACCTCTTGCGAAAAGAATGTGGAGCCGGGAGTTGTCCAGTGACTCTTGTAACAAATGGAAGAGTATCTCCATGACGCAACCTGATCGCCTGAAGAACGCAAAATAATATTAATTTCTATGAGAGATGAATTGATCGGCAGCTTGATCGTTCCGTCTGGCGGCGTGAGCGATGGGTTAATTGCCATCGTCACGACAGTAGATCCGAATGACTCAGCCTGAAGGATGAATTGACCGACCTGCTTACCACCGTTGCCGGAGCCTGAATTAATGCTGTCGCCGCCATGAATGAATGAAGCCGGAGCGCCAAGATCTTCAGCGGTGTGGCCAATCCCCGATGAGCATTCACCTGACATTATTACACCGCCTCCGCCAATGCACGATGATGACCTCCCGGAAGACACGGCGTTTTCACCAATAGAGCACGAGTATTCTCCAGATGCTCGATTCTGAGATGATGCGCATGAGAACGAATATGAGCCATTTGTTACGTTTGCAGATCCAGAGTTCAGGGCTTTCAGGTCAACCGAGAATGGCCCTCTCACATTATCCGTGAATGGGGGTTTCTGACCAACGGTCGGTATCGACATGGCGATACTAGCTATGCCTTTTGGATAAAGAACAAAGTGAACGTCATCCTCGCCAGCAAGCTTTGCCTCAAATTTGCAAGATGTCTTGCTGTTAAAGATTACCACAGCAAGGCTGATTGACTCAGAAAAGTAGGTCATTGACGGCGCTGCCGGAACAACCGTATCCCACTGAGATGTATCTGTTGGAAGTGTCGATGTAGAGTTCTTGGATACATACACCAAGTTGTTATACTTAACCATGGAATTTGCCGGGTATGCCCCAGCACTCCACGCTCCCTTCCATACCAACGGCGCAAATCCTTTAATGTCGCTCAGTATCATGGGGCCATCTCTAGGGTGTTGAGCCTTCCTGTGTAGTAGGTGTACGTTCCGCCATTAGCGGTTTGGGCCATGAACTTTAACCTGCCATTGGAAGGGTCAATGGAAATAGCCAAGCATACCTGATTTGTTATGATTGATGTTTCACCTGTTGTTTCTGGATACCTGAATGTCAGACCGTGTATTGTAGTGCTTGCCGGAGTGGGGCCAGTTTTAAGTATCATACCAGAAAATGACCATCTGGAAAATACCTCACCGTAAGGCGACACCGGAGAATTCCCCTTGGTCATAAACTCCCCAGAAAATTGAGTAAGCCCAATAGGCGGAAGGTAAGTGTCAAACGTTGTCACGGCGTCCCCTCCAATCGTAAGCTCTCTGGAGACATTCGTAACCATCGAATTCCCCGAATGATAAATCAACTGCATGGCCTGACTGGCTCCAACGGCATTTGAAAGCATTGACGATGAAGAGTGGACAAACGCATTCGCTAATGTTCTTGCCGTTCCATTCTTTCCAATGACAAGAGATCTCGTCCCGTTTGCCAAGTTATACTCTCCGAAGCACGTCGATGAAGCACCAGAAGCAATGTTCTTATATCCACCAATACACGCGGAACCAGTTCCAGATGCCGTGTTTGATCTGCCACCAAGAAGGGTTGCGTATGTCGCTGACGCCACCTCAGTCGCAATCTCTCTAGAAAGCTGAAGATCAACACACGCCTGCCCGCGAACATTACCACCAACTGGCGTCTGATCTGGCACACTTGCCATCAAACTGCCAAATCCCTTTGGCTTAAGAACCAAATGAACGTCAGCCTCCGGCGCATACTTTGGAGTGATCTGGCACGACGGATGATCGTCAATACCTGAAACGTAATTCCCGTTAATATCCACCACAACCGGAGCTGGAATAGAAAGTGATTCCGTGAAGTATAGCAACGAACTTGGCGTAACATGCGCAACGTCCCACTGAGATGAATCAGTCGGAATCGTGGCTGTGTTATTCTTCGAGACATAAGCAAGGCCATTGTAGGAAACCATTGAGTTTGCCGAGTATGTCCCGGCAACCCACGCACCCCTCCACACAGAGGGGTCAAATCTTTTAGTGTCGCTAAGGTTTGACATAATTTTATTTTATAAAATTTGTTGCGAAGCAACTATAATTAAACTTTGTTTAAATTTGTTGCAAAGCAACTATAATTTTATTTATTGGAATGCGCGGCCTTACATGTTATATGAAACCCACCCTTGCGCGCCACCATTGAATAACATCCTAAGATGTGAAACATTGATGTCCAATACTAGATCTTCAGCCAAGCCATTTATCAACTGACCGTTGCGACCAAGTGTAACATTATTTGTTTGGAACGTTCCTTGAGCATCATAGATGTCAACATAGCTATTGATCGCCGGAATGATTGGAAGAGTAACCGTGAATGGCCCTGCTGTGCTATTGCATATAACACTCTCCTTATTGTTCGCTTGGTAGTTTGATGATACATTCACTGGATTGAATTCTATACAAGGTGTGTCTGGTCCCGGCGGATCTCCACAACAATTATCAAGATCAACATTAAGCGATGCTGTCACATCCTCAATGTCCGATACCGCATCTCTCATGCACTGGATTCTATCCAAGAGCATCTCTGTTGTTCCTGCTACTATTCTCATGGTTCAGAGCAACCTACGTTGCGGGCTTCAAGTTCTTTGAGTTCTGCATTCGCCGCACAAGCCTCCTGCTCAAGCAGAAGTAGCGCATCATACACATCATCACTCAATTCATTCACTGATATTAGATACTGTAACTCAGGGATGTATGGAGCGCAAGCGGGTAGGCAGAATGCTTCAACCGGAACAACCGGGACTGGGTGATCTGGCGGCGGAGGGCTAGTGCAATACAAGGTCATTTGATACTTAACCTTCTTTTGCCTGCGAGCCAACTCGCAAATCAAAGCATCAACATTCTGGATACGCTCCATCACAGCCGATGCTTGGCAATCTTTTCCTATGAGCGTTAATCCGCTTGAATCTATACATGCTTGTGTTGCCATTGCGTGTGAAAGTTAAAATTATTTATTCTTCGTGTCGATCAAGGATCTCCACGACCACCGGGGGTGTGCTGATCGCTTCTGGTCGCTCCCGATATGAATCCTATAATCCCTGAGATGATCGCCTCAATCTTAGACACCCCCTCAGACGACAGCAGTGGGCGACCATAGTATAAGGAGCTAATCACAGAACACACCACTACCACCAAGATTGATACACAGATCATCTGGGTGAATAGCAGTAGTATTCTGTCCTTGGTTGTCATTAAGTTTCCGGCCCTTCAATGATTGAGGTGCAGATAAACTTCTCACCATCAAATGCAATATCAGATCTCCCTGGCTCAGTTGGTGCCCTTACGCCAAATTCTTTTATGCCCATGAAGTCTAGTGACCTGTTGATCTGGGTGTTTGTTTCTTCACTCATATTGAGTATCGACAGGGATCTATCGACATCATCATTCAAAACATCAAGCAGCCTATCAGTTGGAAGATCATTCCAAAATGAATAGTTTACAGAGGTGCTGTTTGATGCGTGATGATGGAGAGACTCCCCACTTCGGAAAATCAATAGGTCAAGCCATTGAAGATCTCTCTCTAGTTGTGTTAGTTGGCGTTGTATACTCATAAGATTGGATCAATTACTCTCGCGTGATAAATCGCTGATCTGATTTGTAATCCCCTATTCCCAGAAACGGTTCCGGTAGCGACGTTGGCGACATTCCAAAAATTGCCGTTTGCAACAGCATTAGTCGGGACTGACGTTCCTGTGTGGGTTCCGATTAGAGTCCATCTCCCGACAGATGTTTGTGGTGCCCGCGTCTTCGCATAAAGTTTCAGCACTCCATTATTCCATGTTATCATCAAGCGAGATAGGCTTTGAAAGGTAATTGATATCGTTAGTGATGACGATTCCGTGAGACTGCTCCCCCATACTTGCAGTTTTGCCGTAGTGTCACTTGTGATGATAACGGAAAAACCTGCGCCTGTAAGCTCTGTCGCCGTCGCGCTCGTCACCCCGTAGAGGAGACGATACTCGTTATTGTTCACCCCCTGGGTATAGATGTCATAAACGACGCTAAACCTAGCGTCACCAAGCCGCATTGTTTGCCCAGATCCAATAGACGTATCAAGCGGGTTACGATACGCGACTGATGCAACCCTGTTGTTAGTCACCACAGCACCAGAGCTAAGCGAAACTTCCGCCCTGATTGATTCAGAAGCGGAGCCTGTGCTGTTAGCAGAACCCGTTGACGGCAAAAACGCAAGCTGGTATGTATCATCCTGTATGGTGTCGTCGTATTTGATAAGGCTCGCCGCAACAGGGAAACCCGTGCCGCTAGACGTTGGCCGGGTGGTCGAGGAAAATGCTTGCGCACCCGTGATGGTCGATCCGTTCCATGTGTTTGCCCCAACTGTTATATTCCCAGAAAATGCACCACCACCAGAACTGTCTCGAAGAACAAGGGTATCCGGAGCCGGGCTAACCGAAGATGCTTGCGCTGATCCAACAGCGGTAGGATACGACAGAATCGCCCAATCGGCAGAAACCTCAACGCGTTGCGCCTTAACATCAACGGCATACGCATTGGTATTCAAAACCTTGTTAGCATAACCAGTGGTGGACAGGAATCCTTGAATGTTTGGATTACTAGCAAAGTGTGCCGCAACAGAGCGATACGGATTAGCAACCGCACCATAAGAATTAAACGTAACAGCAACACCATTTCCATCATTAGCTTGAGATGTCCCAACAATAGGAATCTTCCAGTATGCACCCATGTCAGCCCCAACACCGGAAACGGTAAACGCAATCCCTCCAATAGTAATCGTATCTCCAGACTTCAATGATGTCAGAACCGCCAGAGTGTTCACCGCTGACAGCGCAATCTCATTGATATAAAGAAACCCAGAATCATCATTCGGCTGCATGATCTGCCCAACACCCGGAACGGTAACATTGTTAGGCGTCGAGTAATCGTAAGTCCTATTGCTCGTTGTGAGAGTTGTTGTATCAACCCTTGAAAGAGCAATATCAAGAATCTCCCCGCTCCTAACCAATAACTGGGAGACCGGATAAATAATATTAATTCCGACGGCTTGGGGATACACCCTGCGACTCACCGAGACTTGAGTTGGACCGGGATTGAGGATGTATGCAACAGACCATTGGATGTTTGATGCAATAGAATCAGCGTAGTATTCCATGCTCTGAACAAACCCATTGACGGTCGAGGTGTAACGCTGTCCGGTGATTACCTCAGAAGCACTCGGGGAAGTGGTCGCAAACGCGGCATTCAAATCCATGAACTCAACAGGGACGCCAACATTGATTGGCCCCGGCTGCTCTGAAGTATCCTTCAACGCAACACATGAGTATCCACCCGTAGTAACAATCGAGCTCTCTGGGTAAGTCCCAGCGGACCACTCGCCCCTGAACACTGTCGGGTCGAATCTATTAACGTCTGATAAAAGTTTGTCTGGCATTTCGTGTGGAAGTTAAAATTATTTCTTAGAGTCGGCAAAGCCGACCCTGGTTGCGAAGCCAATTAGAGGTTGTAAACAGACCAACCCTGCGCACCACCAACAAACACCAACCTCAAATGCGCTCCAGATATGTTGCAGATCAGATTCCCTGCATTCGCATTTATAAGTTGACCATTTCGATTAACTGTTAAATTATTAACAAAGAACGTTGACTGAGAATCATAGATGTCAACATACTCACCCTCGGTTGGACTGGCTGGCAATGTAATGGAAAATGAACCTAACGTAGTGTCAGCCAAAACATCATCACCACTACTCATTAAGTATGGCCCAGAAACATCAACAGGATTAAAACTACTACCACCACTACTGCCACCAAGGATACTGTTGGCTGTCAACACCAACAACAGCTCCCCAACAGTAGTCGGCAACTGGATCATCACATCCTTCAGGGAGTCACCACGGCCCGCCGAGATAACCCCAGCAGTAACCATACAATCAATCTGAGAGAAAGCATTCATTTAACTGGAAGGGTAATAGAAAAATAAAATTATGTCAACAGAAAAAAAAGAGGAAACAAGAGCGGAAAGGAAGCTCCGAGAGGAGGGGCCAAAGAATCACACCGTAACAAGAAAGTCTCACGAGGCTGGATTGGGGGCCATCCTATACAAGCAACTCCTACACAAACAACTCAACACAATCAGGGGAGAGATCATCAAATCAAATGAAGAAATTACCATCGCCTTTATCAGACCCAAAACCATCACTCACTCACCTACCATAGCCAACCAAATACTCATCAAATACAAAGACGGGTCATACGAACTACTCAGAAGGGGAATCTCCGGGGACGCAATCAAACACTATCTTGGACTGTCCTTCGCTAACATCGAATCATACGCCTTCCTCCCAACCCAAAAGATTTGCGGAGATAAGTGGCCAACAGTATCGGTAGAGTCGGCTTTGCCGACCCTGGTTGCTTCGCAACTAGGTTGCTGCACAACCGGGTTGATCAAAGATCAACTAGAAGGACGCGGGCTCAACGAATACCAACCATGAGAGGATACGAAAAAGAAAGGTCTGCCGAAACAATCAGACTCGCCGCACCAATAGAAGAACGGATACTACAACTCCTAGCTCTAGGCCTAAGACTCCCCACAATCGTATCAACCATCAATGACGAATTCAAAGAAATGCTAGTCAAACCAATGAACAGCTCAACAGCACAAGCATTCATCCACGAAAATAAAGAAAGAGCAAACAATGTGAGGGAAAACATTACCAAACACTGCCGGGAAGAACTATCCCTACACGCAGCCGAACTGTTCAGGCGCGTTGCCAAAGCTGAACAATCCATAATAGATGTCTTCTCATCCAAACTCACAGAAGCCCTCACAACCCTATCATCACTAGACATCGACGAACAAGGCAATAACGGGAAATTCATCAACATATCACGAACATTCCAACTCCTAGAACTCATCGACAAATACCACACCAAGGCAGCCAAACTCGTCGGAACAGAAGCAATGCGCGACATCGAAACATTCAGAGCTAAAGCCCAAATCAAAAAGACAGAAGAAGAAAAAACATCCGGCTTAATGCCCGCCATCAAAGTAGATTCTTCAACCCGGTTTCTATGAAACCGGGCCGGGTTCACCTATGGTGAACCCGGTTCGCCATAGGTGAACCGGGTTAGCTTCGCTAACCCGACGAGATTCTTATAGTTTGCTTCGCTGGAAGGGCGTTTGCTTCGCTGAGTTAAGGGCGAGCCCTTAACCCGGTTGCGCAGCAACTGAAGTTAAATAATATTATTTATTAATCATGTTGCGGCAACCGCATTCAAGCAACTCCGTTCAGTTCACCTTGGTGAACCGGGTTCAGCTTGGCTGAACTCAAGCAGCTCCGTTTTCCCAAATATGAGAAAAAATTTAGAATGGGGATACATACCACACAGCGCGGCTCATCTGCGCATTTGCAGATTTCATGTTGTGAATTTCGTGGCGATAAGGGATTCCTTTGCCCGATTGTAGGCATAGCTAAAATTTGTTACTATACCTTGGCTTTGTAGGTATGAATGCAGTTTGTTGCTATGCCGTTAGGTTGTTGGCGCGGCTTACTTTGTGCATCACCTGAACGGCATCACCTGAACGGCATCACTGAAACGCCACACCTGAAACGGCATCACCTGAACGGCATCACCTGAACGGCATCACTGAAACGGCATCACCTGAACGGCATCACTGAAACGGCATCACTGAAACGGCATCACTGAAACGCCACACCTGAACGGCATCACTGAAACGGCAT